TCAAAGGTTCTGAGATTCTTCGCTTTTGGAACACGTTTGTGTAAACATTGGACCGGTTCCAAGCAGTAGCCACTCGCATGATACACCATACCCTTCAGCGAGGTAAGCAAGATACTCTATACGAAAAGTACGCTTATCTCTGTTATGCTTTAGAGTATTCATGTTACCATAGTTCAAACCAAACTCTTTTGTAAAAGTCTGTAAGCCTTTAATTTTTCTCTGTTCTTTGAGAACATCAAGTGCTTTGAAGAACCTGTCGCTAATATCCAGGGCACAATCGGGAATATTCAGTTTCATTTCAAAGTTAATTTTTCAAGAAGATTCATGAGACGTACATTTATATCATCTTGTTTTTCGATATGTTTTGCTATCATCTCAGTCTGCCTCTTTATAATTTCTACTAAATCAGCATTACTTTGGATTCCGTTGTTCTGATTTCCAGAGCCACTGTTTACATTATTCTCTGCATTAACGAGTTGAGAAGGTTCTACCTCGAAAGCCTTGACATTTTCTTCTCCATACTCATCGTATAGTTTCTGAAACTGCGCAGGTGTAGGATCTATACCCTCTGTTTCGTATCTCGAAATGTTAGATTGGGAAATCCCCATAATTTCTGCAAGCTTAGACTGAAATAGTCCGTGAGCTCTTCTAAATTCTTTATATTTGAACATATCTGTATAAATTTGTTAATTTTGACTAAATCTTTTCGATATATTTGCATATATCAGAATATATTTGTATCTTTGCATAAAGATATAAAACATAGTGCAAAGATAATGGAAAATATTCAAACATCAAACACTTTTGAGGAAAAATCTCAAAAAATGACCTTAAAAGGTTATTATCAGGGGTTACCGATGAGAAGTGCCCCGCGATACGACTTCATCACGGAAGTCGCTAGACGCTGCAAGGTAACCGAGCAGACAGTTAGGAATTGGGTTCTATATGGTATGAAGCCACAGCAGCACATCCATGTAGAAGTATTGTGTGAGCTAACAGGCATTAGCGAGGAGGACTTATGGAAGGATTAGAGTTCTATACGTTCGAGGATGAGCTATGGTGTAAGACGTCAGACGGAAAGAACTTCATGGTCGATGAGACACATACAGAGCTGGTGAAATACATCCTGGAAAAGGTTCGCGCTTGCTATCCGGAAGCATACAAGGCGCTGGAGAAGATTTACTCCAAGAGTGCACCTAACGAGAGTTATTATCAGTATCTCATGATGCGTCGATTTTGCAAATGCAACTTTTGTCGACTCGACACTACGGCTTTTGATGTCGTCGATGTTGATAAGGATGGAAGGTTCAACTTCGAGAAGGTCGAATGTCCAATGCGTGGTGAATGCCCTTATGATAGCATCGTCTGTATGCCAAGGTTTAATGCTAATCTTTCTACTGCGGAGTTGCGCGTGATGAAACTGCTTTATGAGGGACGAAGCGAGCAGGAGGCGGCAGCCGAGCTATTCAACTCCCCGAACACGATACATCAGCACGTCAAGTCTGTGTATGTGAAACTAGGAATACATAAGCTCTCTGAGTTTATCACCTATGCAAATAAGAACAATTTGTTTAACAATTAAATATTAGTTTATGCCAATTATTAGAAAGAATGACGTTGTTACAGAGCGTCCAGTGATTATTGTACTTTATGGTACTCCAGGTACCGGTAAGACATCTTTGGCTACTACAGCCAACAGTCCTTTACTCATCGACACCGACCGAGGCTTTGACCGTGCCGTTCAGCGTCCAGACATTGTGGTTACGGCTTCACGTTGGGAAGACATCTACAATGCTGAGGTTATCGGTTCCTATGTTGTTGAGGATGGCAAGCAGGTTTGGAAGCCAGGTTTGATCAGTGAGTGTAAGACCATCGTAGTAGACACAGCCAAGGCTATGCTCGATGACTATCTCAACGCTTTTGCTATTCAGCAAGACCCTAAGCTGGGAACTAACTCATTGAAGCGATATGGTGTGATGGGAGAATTGTTCAAGCAGTTTGTCGGCATTCTCCGTTCAAACAATTCAGACATCATCTTCATCTGTCACGACAAGGAGACACAGGAAGGAGATTACATCAAGCATTCTCCAGACTGTACAGGACAGAGCAAGGACTTGCTCATCCGTATTGCGGACCAGGTAGGTTACATCTGCAAGGAGAACGGCAATCGCGTCATCAAGTTCGAGCCACAGGACAATCGTGTTGGTAAGAATGTTGCAGACCTGCAGGACACTTGGATTCCAGCTTACGGAACAGAGGAGTTTGACACTTGCATGGCAGACATCATCAAGAAGGTGAAGAAAGCCATCGTGAATAAGTCAGATGCTCAGGCTAAGGCGCAGGAAGCCGTTGATGATGCTCGAAAGAAGCTTGCAGCCGTGGAGACTGTAGATGATGCAAATGCTCTCATCGAGGTTGCCCACGGATTGAACAAGATTCATCAGAAGGCATTCATGAATCAGATGATCAAGGAACTTGCTGTCAAAGGCATTGACTTTGACAAGAAGGGCAAGAAGTTCGTCAAGCATGAGGATGCAGCATGATGAAGCCTTTGATTAGAGTTACCCAGCTAGAGAGCTTCAGACGGTATATGTCTGGCGAATATGCTTATGTTACAGAGCAGGACGTTATAGACAATATCACTAAGAAGTTTGAGGGCAACGATTACACAAGAATAGGAACTGCCTTTCACTCCATCGTGGAGACTGGCAGTCCCCATTGCTTCAAGGAGCCGGAAGGTGTTCGTCATTTCACCTATTATAAGAAAGATAAGACAGAACCCGTTCCGAAAGGAAGAAGATTCGTCTTTGATGAAGGTGAGGCGATTCTTGACATTCCTCAATGCAAGGTAGCCTTGAAATACAGGAATGAGCATCCAGGAGCCTTTCACGAGGTTCGTGAATACAAGGATTTCGGTGATGCCGTTGTCACGGGATGTGCCGATATGATTGACGGACTAGAGATAAGAGACATCAAGACTAAGTACGGACCGGTATCAGACAAAGACTATATAGATAGTTGCCAATGGCAGCTTTACCTAGAGTTGTTTGAAGCTGATGTGTTCCATTTTGACTTGTTTGTCTTTGAGGGCTACAATAAGGATAAGCACAAGGGAGACGTGAGAGGTCTCAAGCTTACTCCTTATGAGCCAGCAATCACTTGTTACAGATACCCAGGAATGGAAGACAAGAACCACGCATTATTGCGTGACTTCCTCAAATGGGTAGAAATGAGAGAATTATTACCATATTTACCATTAACAGAATCAGATGGCTAATACAATGACAGGAAGGGTATTACTTATCGGCAATGTCGAGGAAATACCAAGCAAGAGCGGCGGAGAGCCGTTCAAAAAGAGAGTTGTGGTTCTTAACTGTACACACTCGAACTTCGGAGAGGTGTACGAGAACTACCCAAGTTTTGAGTTCAGCGGAAAGCACGTGGATGATCCTGCTGATTTTGCAGTTGGCGAGATTGTTACTATATCTTTTGCTCTTCAAGGTACCAAGTATCAGAAGAGTGCAAATGACCCGGTAAAGTATTTCAATACCATTTCGGGTTATAAGATAGAAAAGTATCAGAGAGGTGGCCAGACGCAGCAGCAAGCACCTCCACCACCGCAGCCGCAAGGAGTTCAGTCACCGGCACCGCAGCCGGGCAAAGATGATGATTTGCCATTCTAGTTATGATTTTCAATCTCAACAATGACAAGGACAGGGCAGACTACAAGGACTATTGCAATGGTCTTTACATGGATGCCTTGAAAAGCGGAAAGGGTTTTATCGTGGAGGTGAAGAAAAAGCACCGTCCACGTTCCCTTGCCCAAAACAGCTATCTACACGTTTGCCTTCAGTATTTCGCATCAGAGTTCGGCTACGATGAAGAATATGTGAAGTATAACATTTTCAAACAGATAGTGAACAGAGAAATCTTTGCGAAGCAGAGAACAAACAGAAGAGGACAGCCTGTAACTTATTGGAGAAGCACGGCTGACCTTGACACAAAAGAATTAACAGACGCTATTGAGAAGTTTCGGAACTATTCAAGTATGGTTGCAGGGTTGTATATACCCGAACCTAATGAAGAAGCAGCCTTGCTTGAAGCTCAGAAACAGATAGCATTATATGAAAAGTATTTATAATTATGAAATCAGATTTGAAAAATTATGTTCCTGAGAACATTGAGTTTGTATTGGAGGAAGGTGTAAAAGACATGTTCCCAATGGAGTTGGACTTCCTTGCTTTGACCGAGGAGAACCTTTGCGGAGAGAAGCCTTTGAAGAATAAGGCAGACATCCTTAAGTTTGTCGGAAAGCACTTCACGGCGACCTTCCCTGACAATGAGTTGGTTACACGTTTCCTCGATGAGTTCGAGAAGAAGAACATCAGAGAGGAGTATTGCACACTCGAAGAGAACGTTGTGCCAGCTCGCAAGCTGGAGTTGGAGGAGGCTTTGGAAAAAGCCAAGAAGATGAAGAAGGATGCAGAAGAGGCTTATGCTTCTGTCCTTATGGAAGTAGCCAAGTACGCCGCTGAGGTGCGCCAGGGAACTGTTGATATGCGTCTTAAGTCGAAGAACGTGTTCTGTATTGCATTGGCAGGTTACTATCTCGTATATAATTGGGATGCAAATACCGAGAAGTTCTTACTTGCAAAGGCTTATGCTATCCCGGACCGTTCTGAGATTTGGGCAAATGAGGTCAAGAATCGTGAGAGCATGAAAGAGGTCTTCGGATTGGAGTTCCCAGAAGAGGAGCAGCCAAAAGAAGAAGTTCAGTCAGAGCAGTCTTCAGATGATGACGATGATGAATTACCATTCGGCGAGTAATGAAGTACACTCTTAGAAATTATCAAAAGCAAGCTAGTGATGCAGCCGTAAGGCTGTTCACTAGCAAGGCTGACAAGAACGGATTGGTTATCCTGCCTACGGGTGCAGGAAAGAGCTTGGTGATAGCAGATATCGCCTCTCGTCTGGAAGGGCCGCTGTTAGTATTTCAACCTAGTAAGGAAATTCTTCAGCAGAACTTTGCCAAGCTGCAAAGCTATGGTATCTTCGATTGCGGTTGCTATAGTGCCTCTGTAGGGTGTAAGGATATAAACAGAATAACCTTTGCCACCATCGGAAGCGTAATGAACCATATGTCAGACTTCGATTGTTTCAAGAACATCATAATTGACGAATGTCATTACGTAAACTCTAAAGTTGGGCAGTACAAGGAGTTCATAGAAGCGAAGAACAGACAGGTTGTTGGATTAACAGCCACGCCATACCGTCTTGATCGTGCCGAAGGAGGTTCCATCTTGAAGTTCCTCACGAGAGTAAGACCTAGAATATTTTCAAAGGTCATCTATTGTTGCCAGATTGGAGAACTGCTTTCTAAAGGTTATCTCGCAGACTTGCATTATTACGATTTGACGACATTGGATTTAAGAAGAGTCAGAAGCAACTCCACCGGTGCAGATTATGATGAAAGAAGTCTCCTCGCAGAGTATGAGCGTAGCGGATTCTACGATAAGTTATCAAACACAGTAGTCAAGGTTCTGCAGCCTAAAAGCGGCATTCCTAGAAAGGGAGTACTTGTATTTACCGCTTTCACAAGGGAGGCCAGGCAGTTGGTTGATAAGCTTCAATCACTCGGAGTCAATGCCGCCATCGTGACAGGAGAGACACCAAAAAAGGAGCGTGAAGCCATTCTCGAAGGATTCAAGAGGAGAGAAATAAAGGTTGTTGCCAACGTAGGTGTGCTGACTACGGGATTCGACTACCCTGCCCTAGACACCGTTGTTTTGGCACGCCCGACGAAATCTCTCGGGCTCTACTATCAGATGGTAGGCCGCGCTATCAGACCTTTTGAAGGAAAGGACGGGTGGATAGTTGACTTGTCGGGAAACTATAGCCGGTTCGGAAATGTCGCAGACCTCTTTATTAGCAGACCTCCAGGAACCACGAAATGGGCGGTGTATTCCAGAGGAACACAATTAACTAATGTAGTATTGAAATAAAAAGATATGTTTCCATTTTATAAGAAAAAGAAGAAATCTCCTTCTGCTCCAAAAAAGAGAAAGAAGAGTAAGCCGGATTTAGTCAAGAGGCTAGACAAGGTGTTTGCATTGTATATTCGTCTGAGAGACTGCATGCCAAGCGGTATGGGACAATGTATCAGCTGCGGAAAGATAAAGCCGTACAGAGAGCTTGATTGCGGTCATTTCTTCGGACGTTCCAACATGGCCACCCGATTTGATGAAGATAACTGCAATGCAGAATGTATCGGGTGCAACAGAGTGAAGTCAGACCATCTTATATACTACCAGGAGAATCTGATAAAGAAGATTGGTGTTTCCCGATTTTCCACCCTGCGAGAGCGTGCTCACTCCATCAAGAAATGGGATGACGATGAGCTGGAGAAAATGATCAAGTATTATACTAATGAAGTAAAGAGACTGAGTTATGAGAAAGGTATCACCGTTAATCTGTAAAAAATATAAGTCCCCAGTGTTTCACAACACCGAGGACTTGAACCAATTAAAATCCTATAAAGATTATACTTTAAAGGGATTTGTTTGCAAAGGTAATGAATTATTTTCAAATTGCCAAATAAATCCCAATAAAAAAAGCCTGCTCGCCAGCAGGCTAAAGAGAAACCCATACAATATTCTTTTACAGAATATAATGGAAAAAACTTACTGCAAAAGTACTAAAAAAAATTGAGATAACCAAATATATATCTAAATATATTTTGGTGTTTTTGAATATTTAAGTTAATTCTTTTGCATATATCGAATAAAATTCGTAATTTTGCATTAAGGAGAAACAATATAGTTATAAATAAAATATTATACAATATGGAAGAGACAGAATTTCTTAGAGATTTTGAAGGAATCAAGGACTACAGAACGTTCTTGGTAGGCTTGGACAAGCAGTTCAAGTCGGCAGGTATGTTGTATCGTGAGTTTAAGATTTTGGAGGGGATGGCTTTTATCGCTTTAAAGATTAGCCCTTCTATCCACAATTTTATCTCTAAGCAGCAAAGTGCTGTTTACAGTAAGTTACAGACCGAAGTTGACTCCCTGGCAAATAGTATAAAGCGAGGTAAGATATGCTTCATTAAGAACGAGGACTTGAACCAATAAGATTATGAAATATAATTGCATCAGAAATAGTGATTCTCCAGAAGTAATGAGAGCAAGGGTGAAGCACGGCATAGCTGCCTACGGCATCTACGTTGCTCTTATGCAACTATTGGAGGAAGACGAGGATCATAAGCTGTCAAAGGATTATTCTATGATAGCTTATGAGATGCGTGTTGATGTTTCCGTGGTGCAATCTGTAGTTGAGGATTTTGATTTATTCGAGGTTGAGGAAGAATATTTCTATTCTAAGGAACTTTCAGACACCATCGAGCAGGCAAGAAAAGTCAGCGAAGCTAGAGCTAGAGCCGGTCGTGCAGGTGGTGCAGCAAAGGCTAGAAATTTCGTAGCAAATGCTAAGGAATCTTCTAGCAAATGCCAAGCAAATGCTACAAATTCTCTAGCAAATGCTACAGATATTCTAGCAAATGCTAAGGAATCTTCTAGCAAATGCCAAGCAAATGCTACAAATTCTCTAGCAAATGCTACAGATATTCTAGCAAATGCTAGCGAATCTCTAGCAAATGCTAAGCAAATGCCAGAGTCCAAAGAAAGTTCCCCAAACCCTTCAAAGAATATATATTCCGTTCCTACGGAACGGGAAGATAATATAAAATTATCTTCTCCTTCTAGCGCGCGCACGAGGAAATCGAAACCGAAAGAGTTTACCATCTGCCACAAGGGACGGCAAATATTCGAGAAGTATTACCAAGAACTCTATGACTCCGCCTATTATTGGCAACCCAAGGATGCAAAGGCTATGAACTCTATCCTAAAGAAGATTTCTTTTGCTAGAAGTCACAAAACAGTGCCGCTTCCGATAGATGACGAGAGCTTGCTTAAGGCATTGGAAGAGTTTCTACGTCGTATCGACAAGACTTGGATAATGAACAATTTTTCGGTTAACAAAATTGATTCTCAATACAACGAGATAGTATCAGAAATGAAAAATCATAGACAAAACGTAACAGACAATGGAAACAATACAAAGACAGGATGGAAAGCTCCAGACCACAAAGACACATCAGCGTATCGGTCGGGGTTTGGAGTTGCCGTTGGAAAATAGAGAGGTCAAGAACTTTCTTTACTATGCCTACAAACGAGAGGTAGAGAAAAGAAAAAGAACGTTCGTCTTCACTGACGAGCTAAAGGAAGCAATATCGAAAGTCGGGGATTTTCTTACTATAGAGACAAACTTTTACGGGCTGTTTATGCCCGGCAGTATTGGAAACGGCAAGACTACAATGCTAAAGGCTATTCGAGATTTGCTAGTTCATCTTGTGGACTCAAACAAGATTAGCTATTGCGAGGGTGACAAATATCCGCGATTCGTCAAGGCTAGAGATATGGCTTACATGATTCACGAAGACATAAACGAGTTCAGAGCAATCATGAACACTAAGTTTCTCTTGATTGACGATTTGGGTGCTGAGCCAACGGAGATAGTCACTTACGGAATGCACTACAAGCCGTTTGACGAGTTGTTGGACTATCGCTATGAGCAGATGCTGCCCACGATTATCAGTTCAAACCTAACGGCCATTGACATCGGACAGAAGTACGATGACCCAAGAATTGTAGATAGAATGCACGAAATGTTTGATATTTTAAGTTTTGAGGAGGTATCGTTCAGATGAGTTTAGAACAATCACCATATCAGAATCAGCCATTAGTGAATGACCCAAAGGCTGAGCAGTATGTTATCGGAAGTCTTCTTGTTGATCCTACCGCATACACTCTAGTAAGCCAGTATCTAGATGAAGACTGTTTTTACGACCACATGTGCAGGGATATATGGAAGGCTGTTGATAATATGGGAAAGCAAGGTATGCCGATAGATGTCATATCTGTTTCTGCCGAGCTCAGTAAGCAGAAGTCGAATGTAACAGCATTGGACTTGATGAACATTTCGGCACAGATTGCATCATCTGCACATGTAGAATATCATGCCATCAGATTGCAGGACCTTGGTAGAAGAAGAAAACTCTGGGTTGTCGGGCAGCAGCTTTCCAAGGTTGGATTATCGGAAGAGATTCTGACCGCAGATGCCCACCAAGAGGCTATTGAGAGTATCGGAGGAGTATTTGAGAAAGCAGATGGAGTGTTCACGCTCAATGATGCAATGAATAGTCTAAACGAGATAATGGTTAAGAATGCCACCGTTGGAGGTGTCACGACAGGAACCAAGACCGGTATGGAGAGATTTGATGAAAAGGGAGGTCTGCAGAAGTCTGATTTGATTATTGTTGCCGGTGAAACTTCTCAGGGAAAGACGAGCCTCGCACTTTGTATGACAAGACACGCCATCGAGAACGGAGCAAAGGTTGCTTTCTACTCTATGGAAATGACGAAGGAGCAGCTTACGGCACGTCTGCTTTCTGCCAAGACGAACATCCCGGCCAACAATATCCTCTATTCGGGCAGTCTGGCGCCAAGCGAGATAAGGATGATTGATGATGCTAGAGGCAAGTTGCCCGGAGAGAATTTATTCTTTGATGACAAGAGCACGTCAAATATAGATTCTATCCTTCTTTCCATCCGAATGCTTAAGATGCAGAAGGACATAGACGGAGCCGTAGTTGATTACTTGCAGATTCTTAACGTAAACTCCAGGAGTACGAGTTTCAGCAGGGAGCAGGCTATGGGTGATGCCGCACGAAGATTCAAGAACCTTGCAAAGGAACTGAACATATGGATCATCGCCCTAAGCCAGTTGTCTAGAGATAGTAACTGCCCGGAGCCGAATCTGAACCGACTGCGCGATAGTGGACAGATAGGAGAAGCTGCAGATGTTGTCATACTAGTATATCGAGCAGAGTATTACAACAGAGCGTACCCTGCCCCATTTGATAATAAGGACGATTATCCTACTGACGGAACGGCTATGATAGACGTTGCCAAGGGACGTAATATCGGAACATTCAAATTCTTTATGGGATTCAACAAAAATACGACAAATTTTTTCAAGACGAATTTAATCAACGAAGATGTACAGGTGCCTTTCGAAAAGCCAGAAGAAGCAGATGCACCATTCTGATAATCAGATAGTTATAAAGTACTACAATTTAGTATTTTTAACTAAAATAATTGTTAGTATATTTGCATATATCAGAAAATTTTCGTACCTTTGCATATAGATAAAAGGTAGTAGTTTTGACTATTCAGAGCCTACCTTATAAGTTGAACCAATTAAAATTATAAAGATTATGAATACAAAATTAAACTCGCTTAACGAAAAGCAGAGAAAGTTGTGGGCAATAATTCGAGAGGCATTGAATTATGAAGACACGGATGAGGACTTTAATGAATTTAAGGAAGAGGCTGAAGGTCTGCTTGCTGACGATGAGGAAGATTTCTATGTTACATACAATAGTATGGATGACTTTGATGCTTCTGATGTGATAGACCTCATTAACGCATAGTAATCATTAATAATTCGAAGGCTATGGAAGAATCTTTATCAGAGTACATGCTTCGCAGATTTTGTTCTGCTTATCCAACGGTTCCAATTACGCTTTCAAAAGTCAAGGCTTATCTTGACACAGTTGATGATTGGAGAGAGTTAGACGATAGCCATTTGGCGTTATTATACAATTTTAATCTTAAAAAATAGAAAGGGAATAATTATGAGAAATTCAAATTTCAATCTTATCAAGTCTTTGGGCTATGTTGTAGTTTTGGTAAGTATGGCTTCGCACTCTGTACCGCACGAATATTGGCAAAACACAGAAGACGGACTTCTGTATGGTCATGTTGGTGACAGTGAAGAAGAACACAAACTTTTAATGATGGAAGGTGCTGTATGAAATATTGTATCGAAAGAATTTGCCCCACAGGTGATGTTTCCGAAGAGTTTGGAGACTACTCCGATGAAAAGGAAGCTACCAGAAACGCAGAGCTACTAAACATTGTAGATCCATTTAATAACTATAAAGTAAAGAAAGAAGCATGAAATACCAAGAGTTCAAGAAAAAGCAGCAGGATGAGTTTGGCAAGCTGCCAATGAAGGCTGCATTTGGAGACAAGCAGTTTAAGGAAATGATGGCTGAATGGGGGCTTACCACAAGTAAGGAAGACCTGGAAAAGATATGTTCCATCGGTGCCGGTGCTTATTGCCTCAAAAAGGATTACCACTTATTTCTGGTATTCGGTGAGCGTTCCGTTAAGGAATCAGAGGAGTTTCTGAGCAGCGATGAGAATTTGGTGGATGCCTTGAAATATGAATTTGGCAATCATGAGTGTGGCCTTACCTTTGAGTTTGAAAATGGTATCATCGCTTTGGGATATACCGTTAAGGAGTTTCTTTCAGATGACAGAAAGAAGAAGCTTTTTGTAAAGGCACGTAAGGAATACATTAATAGTCTGGAGGGTTAATATGAATACAAAGAATTTTGGAAACGGATATGTAGGTATCAAGATCAACAGTATTTCAGAAATAATGAAATACAATGCTCTAAAAGAGCAATTTTCTATTTGGAACGAGTATGAAGGCACTTTTGATGATGATGTCGAGGTTACGGATGACGATGGAAACGTCACTGAACGAGAGCCGACAGAAAACGAGAAGATAGAGCGTTACCTGGAAGCTTTCAATAATGGAACCGTTTTATATGCAGTTTTCCAGCTGGATTGTGGACGAGTCTTTTCCGATTTAGCTACTACATATCAGAGCAAGTATGCTATCGGACAGCAGGTCTTCATTATGAGGGACAACAAAATTGTTTCGGGTAGAATTGTCCTTATATCTCTTTCAGACTATGAAGATGTCAAAAAGCTTTATGTTGATTATCATTCTAGAGATATAGGCGAAAGAATATACAATATAGTGAGTACAAATTTGTGCCCTACAAGCTATCGAAATTATTATTCTTTCAGTGAGCGCGATCGTATAGAAAGATGTCTCAAAGCAGCACTAAATAATAATTATGTTATCCTAGAGATAGACAGAAACTATGTAAGTAAAAGGCTTGGAGATATATTCTCTTCAAAAGAAGAACTTGTCAAACATTTAATGGAACAATAATTATGAACGTTATAAGAGTGACAGGAAATACAAAGAACAGAATAGATGCCATCTTTACGGGCAGCAAGTATCTGTTCTTCAGCCCAGATTTCGGATTGGTTGCTATTGCAACGAGAATATCAATGGATGAGAACTGCTCTTACTTCAATGTTGAGCTGACAGAACAAATTAAACCTAAGTTGATATACAAGGTTGTTGAAAAGGAAGAAGCTTCCATTAAACGTATCTGCCAATTCAACTGCATCAATTTAGGAGAAATGCCACAGCATACTCTTCCATACGTGATAGACTTAACATTGGAAAGGAGATAGCTATGGTTGTAAAGGAAATGGTTCAGTACAAAAGAACTGCTGATATGGAAGAACTCTATCTGATGCTCAATAATGATTCTGTAGCCTACGACCTTTGGCACGATGCTGCAGAAAATTACGCCCTGAAGATGGTAAATGGAGAGGCGGTAATGATGGAGAATGTCGCCCATGTGATGATTGCAAGAATCATCCAGTCATGTGACAGACTGATAAACTGGCGCAGAAAGATGATTACTGATGCCCTGGATATTACCAAAGAGCAGAAGGAGATTGTTGCATGGCAGTGGTTCTATAATAGCATGATGGATTTATATACTTATTATAAAGGTAGGCAAAAGTAAGGTTTAACATAACGGGTATTAAGGACACCCACAAGTTAGATACCTTATTCTTATCTGGCAGCCGGAAAGACGGCAGCCTACCTTCCAATAAAAATATACAATTATGAAGAATATTTATCATATACATCAGTCTTCCAATTCCTATTGGGATAGCCGTTGGACTGACACAGACTATTATCTTTGCGATAGCGAGGAAGAGTACCAGCAGAAGCTGGCAGAATATACTGAGAAGCGTAAGCAAATCGAGAAGGAGTTCAAGGAGAACCCAACGGAACTTAGCAAGAGTCGCGCACTATTCTTGCAGCTCAGCAAGGAACAGAAGGTGCATGCCAGCGAATACTACTACGGTCATGAATGGTGCGGTAAGGAGTTCGATGCTTTTGGTTTCTGCTGGAGTGAGAGGTTGGAGAGAAGCACGCATTACAAGTACTTCTTGAAGCCGGGTTCCGTAACAAATGAAAGCGTAAGTTCTGCCGTTGGCAGATTTACAGGATATGGAAGTTAAACTTAATAAGATTGGAGGTGAGTCATGTAGAATTAAGTAAAAATCATCGTTAATCAATGGTCGGGATTAAATAACAAACAATGTTTGATATTCTTTATTTTGCGACAGCTCGGAAAGACGGCACCCGACCTTTAAATTTAAAATAATATGGAAATAGAAGAATTAATAAAAATAGCAGAGTCTGATTCCTGGACTGTCACCGAAGAGGAATACACGAATGGAAAAGGATTGCTCTTTTCAAGACATTCACCTGCAGGTCAAGACTTCTCGATATCAACCGGACCATTTGAAAGTGCAGAAGAATTGATCAACAGCATCCACCAGCGTTACGTAGAATTTGATGCTGACAGTGAAACATATTTATGGTTAGACAACGAGGGCCATGGAAAGAACGGAGCACCATATCGCATGAGGGATGTGCTGGAAGACATGGAGGCTTGCGAGAAAATGATTTACGACTTATTTATTTGTTATCGGGACGCTTATGAAAAGAAGTGAATTATTTATGGCTTGTGCCAATGAGTACAGTTACAGATGCAATTCTGATTGCGACAACTGTCAGTTATACCTTCGTTACTTAAAAGAAAAGGAGGATTGATTATGAAAGGGAAAGATATTATCGTAGTTAGCAGTTTGGGTGCACAAGCGTACTATCCTATTGGGCAGAATCTTAGTATAAATGGGAGAACTTGCGTAGTAGCGAAAAGTGGAGATTGCGTTAATTGCGCTGTTTGTGTACCTAACGTTCCGCTTCACGATCAAGAAGTTACTTGTACAAACCTAGCTTGTACTGCTGACGAACGAGAAGATAAAACTAGTGTTCATTTTAAAGTGGTTTAATTATGAAGGTATATCTAATTTATAAAGATGATGCCTGGCATACAAAGGGAAGCGGTGAATTGCTCAGGTAGCCGATAACCTTCAGAAATGCTACGCAACAGCCGAGGCTAACGGAGCTTCGGAAGAGCAACTTAAAGATTTGCGCAATATCGGGCAGAGCCAATGTAGTGGTAAAAACTATGAGTTTAATATTGAAACATGGGAGGTAACATAATATGAAATATGATGTTTGCATTCAAGAAACTTTGAGTAAGACAATAACCGTAGAGGCAGAATCAAATACGGATGCTTGCTCCATGATTAGAGAAAAGGTTAAGAATGGTGAGATTGTCCTTTCTGCCGACGATTACACCGGTTGTAGAATTATAACGGCACAGAAAGCGTATGGAAGTGAAGACAACGAAGACTGAGTTCAGAGAACTGCTTAGTGTTCTAGAAAAAGCAGCAGCTTTTATTAATGAAAAATCCACAAGGCCCAAAGACTTTGATTTGGCTAGAAGATTAATAAGGTCAAAGGCTTTGCTAGCGAAAAGGAATGGCAGTCTTCAAGGAGAAAGCGGCGATAGTCATTAACGGCATCGTGTACGTAGCGGAACCAATGGATGATTGCGAGGATTGTGCGTTTTGTACGGGCTTGGCACAATGCAGTGTAGATTTCATTTGCATCTCTATGAGAGAAGCATTCCGTAAGGGTTTTAGAGACAAGCCTATAGGTTTCAAAAAATGGAAAGGTTATGAAAGGATCAGAAACATTCAAGAAGGTAATCAAGGCATATCTTGACAAGCGTGCAGCAGAGGATGAGTTGTTCGCAAAGGATTACGCCAAGCCTGGCAAGAATATCGATGATTGCTGCGACTTTATTATCTCGGAGGTCAAGAAATCCGGAAGGCAGGGGTTTGACGATGATGAGATTTATGGAATTGCAATTCACTATTATAATGAAGAAGAAGTTTCATTCACCAAGAATCAGAATTGCACCATTGTTACAAATCTCTCAGACCAGACCAAGGAGAATCTGGAGAAGAAGGCTGAGGAGGAGTTCAAGCAAGCCAAGATCATGGAGCTCAAAAAGAAGGAGTCCGCTGAGAAGGAGCGCTTGAAGAAGAAAGCCGAGGCTCAGAGAAAGAAAGATGCTGAGATTGGTCAGTTGAGTTTATTTGATTTTTAAATATGTGAGTTATGAAGCCAAGAAATAAGACAGAACGTGAAGTTGTAAAACTCTCAGATAGAATACCGGAGTTATCAGACAAGCAACGTGAGTGGGCCATCAAGACTTGCATCTCTGAAGATGATGCCTACAAATACAGTGATAGATTTTCTAGAGGATGCTTCTACCTTGTATGCACATTCAAGGGATGGCAGGTTCTCAGGTACTTCCAGGTAAGAGTGAAGTTCCGGTTCCACAAGATGGTTAAGGAGAAGATTTACTTCAAGGAGTGTATGCAGCAATGGTTGAAAGACGGGGAATATGTTTTTCTTGCCAAGCAGCGAACCAGCGGATATATAGAAGATGCTTTTTCTGCTTTCGGAAAGTTGGAAGTAAGAACGCATACTGTATGGAGTTTCTTGGGTGATCCTCGTGATATTGGATTCGATGGAGTATATTACGCTTCAGTCCAAGGCAAGTATAAATATGCTCTCAGAGACTTCGGGGAAAAGATTCTGTGTGACGAAATCTTCCGTTCCGTCAATGCTAACCCATACAATGAAACTCTCATGAGACGTGATATTGATATGTGGAAGGTGTGTAAGTACCATGAAGCTGTCTTCGACAGAGAAAAAATGTCTGCCGTCAAGATTGTTGTCAGACACGGAAAGGCTTCTTATATTTACGATAGCTTGTGGTGGGATATGCTCGACAGTATTATGTATCTTAAGAAAGATGTACGTAACCCTTCTATAGTTTGCCCGGAGAATCTTCGTGAGGCGCACGACAAGTGGCTAAAGGCAGCAGACAACAAGAAAAAGAAAATGGAGGACAGAATGACTAAGCTGCGTTTGATTGCGGAAGAGAAAATGCAACTCAGATATCTGGAGCAAGCTGCTAAAGCCGAAGAGGAGAATAAGAAAAAGGCAGAAGCAATGGCTAATGTATATGTTGACAGAAGAAAGCAGTTCTTTGACATTGACATAAAGGATGGCGCCATAGACATACAGGTTCTTAAGTCCGTCCAGGAGTTCTTTGAAGAGGGCAAGGAAATGGGGCACTGTGTATTTAGGAACGGTTATTACGATGTGAACAGAAAGCCGAACTGCCTCATACTTTCTGCCAAGGTAAACGGGCAGCGTATGGAGACAATCGAGGTAAACTTAGCCGATGTTACCGTTGTTCAATGCCAGGGCCACGGAAACATCAATTCCGCTTTTCACGATACCATTCTGAAGCTTATCAAAGATAATCTGTGGCAGATAGAATCCAGGCTCCCGAACAGGGCTAGTAGAACGGCGTAATTTTTAGTATTTTTGGCTAAAATTTTTGTTTGATATATTTGCATATATCGAGATTTTTTCGTACCTTTGCGTATGAGAAGAGCCTATTTTGCGGTGTTTTTGACTATCAAAGCCGCATATATGCACAATTTTATGTTAAAATATAGTTAATTTTAGATTTTAAGTATTTAATCATTAAATATTTTATTAAATTTGCAGCGATGGAATACGATTACAGTAAGCTCAGAGAGTTCATCAAGCGTTGTAAGTGGCAATGGGCCACTTCAATGATAGACGTTCCTCATGAGTACATTCACAGAGACAAGTGCGCATTGACAAACGACGAGTTCTATTACTTCGTCAGCGCACAGCGAGACAATGGAGTCCATGAAAGATGGGGGAAGTATAATTTCCCTTACCTTTACATTGATGGTTACAAGTATTGGACGATGGGTGACCCATTCGAGACTACTTGGATTTTGAACAGACAGAAGGTTTTCAACGAGTTCGACTTCCTGGAGTGGCCGGTACCGAGAATCTATTCGAATCAGGAAATGGACGTGATGGCAAAATCTATCATGTTCACGTTCAAGGACAGAAGATTTTTCGAGGCAGGCATCGGAAACGGAGACTTCGTCGCTTTCACCAAGATAAAGCCGGAAATGTATTATGGAGTTGATCCTAGCAAGAAAGCAATCAAGCAGTTCAGGGAGAAGACCTCTGGCTTTTTCCGAAGATGTTCTACTATTTCTTTTGAGGAGGCGATAAAGAAATGGATGTCGGCAGACAGCGTTGTGGTTGCTCTTTTCGGTACCGCTTCCTACTTCATGCCTCAGTATCTCCGCAAACTGGGCGAGAGTGGTTTGGATTATTGCCTTATGTTCTACAAGGATGACTACACCCCTGCAGAGTTCGAGGAAATGCACCATTTCACCTATGACAGAATGCAGTTGAAATCGATGTTCCCGAATTGTAACATATACAATCACAAGAATTTCGTAACCATTTCAAGTAAAAAAATCACCTGGCAACAGGCAACAGTAGAAAATGAATTATTCCCAGTATGATAAAATAGCAAGTAAGTACGACACTTTGTTTCGTGATGAAATGAGTCTCGTTGAGAACCGTGAGGTGGGGCAAATGCTCCCACCTCTCAGCGGTTCAATCCTAGACATCGGATGTGGTACCGGCTTGCTGACAGAGATTGCAAAAATCGACCCACAGGAATATCTAGGAATTGATCCTAGTAAAGGAATGTTGGAGCAGTTCACTAACAAATACCCAGCCTATAAGGATAGGGTTGTATGTGAGCCTTTCGACGGAAAGAGTTTAGATTGCAGGAATTTCAACAATATCGTAGCATTGTTCGGTTCCCCATCTTATCTTTCCCGGTACGCTGTTCTTGCTATATCACAGTGTAAGGCTCGTAAGTTCTTGATGTTCTACAAGGAGAAGTATCATCCAGTCACTTACGAGAAATGCGATGTAGAGTTCAGACATTTTTTCTATTCAAAGAAGGTCTTGTGCAGTCTTTTTGGTGAAGAAAATGTATCAGAGTATCACAATTATTTAATAGTAAATTGCGTATGACATCACAGAAAGGTTTGCGTTATGATGGCAGTATTGACAAATACCCCATCACAGAAGGCGAGATTTACAGTTTAGGCAATGGTAGCAAGATTACCATTGCCGATATTACTTTGGGACTTCCGGAGTTTTCAAAGAATGCCGATTGCGTATTCATCGACCCAGCAGGAAGTAAAGGTGTCCTCAAAGCGTATTATACCAAGGCGGAGAAGCAATGCCCGGTTGATAATTTTGACGAGTTCGTTGCCCACATCAAGAGGTGCATCGAGCAAATTAATCCGGACAGACTATTCGTCGAGTGCTTCTACAGAAATAAGAAACAGTTGGTTCCTATGGTAGAATCGCTGTTCCCTCATGTAAAAATCTACGAGAACACCTATTATCATAAGCCAGATTGCAAGTGCTGGATTATCCAAGGCACCAAGCAGGCAGAAGACTGGGGACTCCAGGGAATGGATGAATGGGATGCGGTGTTCAAGATTTGTAAGGATGTTCCGTTCAGCTCTATCACAGACTTCTTCATGGGTCAAGGACTTGTTGCCCAAGCAGCCTATGCCGCAGGTAAGGTTTTCTATGGTAGCGATATGAACAGAAACCGTTTGGCTGTAGCCATAAGCAAGGTAGCCAAGCGAGGTGGAGAATGGACAGTAACTAAATAATTACGCATATGATTAAACTCTCTCAGATTATCATCCTCAACGTTCCGAAGCGAGAACGTGAGGGCAAATACCTTAAGAAGTTGATAGAGACAAGCACGAAGCCTTATGGTATTCCTGTCAGTATCTCTATGGACCGAGGTAAGGGTCTTTGGGACAATTATTCCCAAGCGTTGACGCAAGAGGTAGCGGAAGGAACCCATCGCATGATTATCCACGATGACATTACCTTTGACCGCAACATTCTTGCCAAGATTTTACATATTCTCTCTTTTGCTCCCGAAAACAATGTTATCAGTTTCTACAATCCTACAAATGGTGACTATACTGATTGTTACGCAAAGGGCAAGCACGTTATTTCTACAAAGACTAACTTCTGGCTGCAGGCTAGCGTATATCCAAATGACCTGGCCAAGGACTTTGTTGAAACTTCAAACAAGATGACGGATGATCAGACACGTTATGATGATTCGCGCCTTAAGGCATACCTTCAGGCAAAGGGTATCGACCTTTATGCTATCGTTCCCGGTCTGGTTCAGCATTTCGGTGCATACAGAAGCACGTTCAACAACCCTGGTGCCGTAGGTGGCATTCCTCGAAACAGCAAGACCTACGACAACCAGTTTGATGTAGAGTCTGTAGATTGGGAGAGTGAGTTCAAGAATCCTTATTTGGCTAAGTCAAGCAAGGATTGGGTTAAGGAAATCGTAAACAAGGAATTTCTCGATGAATACAAAAAACTCTAAGGAAAATCTAGCCTTGAAATTGGCAAAGGACAATATCGAGGTTGAGCAGGTGAAGCCGCTGCATATTGAATACGTTAAGGTTGATGACATTTATCCGAATGACTATAACCCTAACACGCATGATGCAGACAGCTTCGACCTTCTCATCAAATCGTTGCTATATTTCGGATTTACTCAGCCTATCGTTGTCAACCGCTCGACGATGCAGATTGTTGACGGAGAGAACAGATACCGCGCCGCCTGCGTCATCGGATATGAAATGGTTCCTGTATGCTTCGTTGACTTCGACGAAGAGAAGTTGAGATATGCAACAATCATGCACAATGCCGCTCGCGGCCACAACAATAATGAAATGATGGGTAGGCTTAAGAATTACCTTGACACACATTTCAGTAATTCCAGCGACAAGGTATTATTAAACAATAGAAAGAAATGATATTTTACAGTGACAAAAACGTTTATGAGGCAGCTCTTGAAAGATTCAGATACATCTTTCGGGAGTTTTATGGTAAGCGTAAGATTGTCGTGACGATGTCGGGAGGAAAGGACTCTACCGTGGTTCTCAACCTTGCGCACGAGGTTATGAAGGAGATGGGAATTGAAAAGATTCCCGTCCTCTTCCTAGACCAAGAGGCAGAGACTCCAATGACTATCGAGTACATACGATACATCATGCACTTGCCGTGGGTTGAGCCATATTGGATTCAGTCATACTTCCAGGAATGGAATGCCTCAAAGGGAGAATGGTTCAATGTATGGGGGCCTGGAGAAAAATGGATTCGTGAGAAGGAACCGGATTCTTATGGTGATTTGGAAATCCCTCACAATCAGTATTTCTCCAAGACCCTCGACCAGGTACACAGAATGCTCTTCGGCAAAGACTACCTAACTTTAGGTGGTGTCCGTATCGAGGAGTCGCCGGCACGATTGTCGGGTCTTACTAGAGGTGAGTGCCTTCCAGGTATTACGTGGGGAGGTGGTGGCGGATATTATAAAGACGGCACACCGAGAAGTCTGGTGCTCTACCCTATTTGGGATTGGAAGGTTTATGATGTATGGTATTACATCTTCAGCAACAAGCTTCCGTACTGTAAGCTTTATAACTATCAGTTCACGCAGAAGCCACTCAGAGCGTGCCGAGTAAGTTCCCTCATCCATGAGCAGGCTATCCACGACTTAGGTTTCATTAAGGAAGTGGATCCATGGTTCTACGACAAGTTGGTACGAAGAGTTGCAAACGTCAATACGTCTGTACACGTATTTAACGAAATAGCAACATACTGCTACAATTTGCCACCTTATTTCAAGGATTGGGATGAATACGTTGATTATCTCGCAGACAATCTTTGTGAAGACAAGAAGAATGCGGAGACTATCAAGAAAGGCTACCGTTCTGCCAAGAAGAGGAATGTAGCTAAAGCCGGGCATTGCCAGGAGTGTATTGATTACGTAATACATCAGATTGGTTATACCAGCGCTGTCTGCGTCATTGCGGAAGATTTCGGAATGAAGCGCATTCAGAGCGTAGAGCGTTCTTTGCGTCAGTATTTGAGCGACAATTATGTTAAAATAGAAAAAGCTAATAAGGAATATGAATCTTCAAGAGAACATCAAGAAGGAGTTTGATGCTGCCAAGGATAAGGTGCAGTTTTTGAACGACCTCAGAAAGTATATCAGTTCCTTATCTCCAGAGAAAGTCAACCCTGTAGATTGCGTGCTTTGGGTTGACAAGGATATGGTTGTAGCCAACAACTACAACCCTAACCATGTGGCAGATAAGGAAATGCGTCTTCTCTATACATCCGTGAGGGAAGACGGTTACACAATGCCAATCGTTACCATTTGGGACGAGAAGCTACAGAAGTATGTAATCATCGACGGTTTCCACAGAAACCTCGTTATCCGCAAGTTTGCGGACATCAATGAGCGATGTGGTGGAAAGCTGCCGATTGTAGTCCTAGACAAGGACATCGACCAACGTATGGCATCAACCGTAAGACACAATCGTGCCCGTGGAAGTCACTCTGTCGATGGAATGGTAAACATCGTTTTCAATATGCTCAGAGATGGTGTGTCTGAGCGTGAGATTTGCGAAAAGGTAGGTCTGGAGCAGAAAGAGCTTGTAAAGCTTAAATTTGTTACCGGTTTTGCCAAGATTTTCAAGAACTATAAGTATAATGCGGCTATCGAAAAGGTTGTCGACGAGAGACGCGTAGCAAGAGAGACAGCCAAGAAGGAGGATAAGAAATGAAAGTAAAGGTAGTTAAACTCAGTGAAATCTTTCCTTACTATGACAACCCTCGTGACAACACGAATGCGGTTGAACCTACTAAGGAGAGTATCAAGCGTTTTGGATACGTTAAGCCTATCCTCGTTGATAAGGCAGGTGTAATCATTGCCGGTCACACAAGATATGTGGCTGCTTACCAGTTGGGCATGGAGTTCGTTCCTGTCGTTTACTCGGATATGGACGACGAAAAGGCAAAGAAGTACCGCATCCTCGATAACAAGCTGGCAGAGAAGTCTTCTTTTGATGAAGACCAGCTTTTGGAGGAATTGCGCAACATGGAGGTTCCTACCGATATGCAGGCATTCTTCTTTGAGGATATCAACCAGATGCTCAACTTCTCCCTCGACAGCATCAACCAGCAGGCAGAAGAGTATGGTGGCTTCCAGGATGACTATTCTCAGGTTGATGAGGAGAACTTCGAGGCTCCATCCAATGAAGAGGCTGGCGAAAGCGAGGAAACTTCTTCAGATGAGGAGGAGGAAGACCCTGCAAAGGATTTGTTCGTTCTCAAAGAGCGCGAGGACGGTTCACATTATATGAAGGTCGTTTGTCCATATTGCGGAAATATGGAAACAATAGAAATTGAGGATTAACAGGTATGGAAGAGATTAAGATTAATGACAAGGTAATTGAGTTACCTATTGACAGTATCGTGCCTCATGACGGTTCGCATAAGACTGACGAGACGGCGGTACAGGCAATCATGCAGTCTATCAAGGATTTCGGCATCACTCAGCCTATTTCCGTTGACAAGAACAACGTGATTGTAACCGGTAACGGTGTGTATAAGGCAGCCAAGGCATTGGGAATGGATAAGGTTCCGTGCATCCGTCTTGACTATCTGACTGATGAGCAGATTAAGCAGTATAGAATCGCTGATGACAAGACGTCCGAGTTTGCCACTTGGAACGAGAAGAAGCTTCGCAAGGAGCTCTCCTATCTTGGTGATCCTAACAGCATTCAGTTTGCTTTCGATGAGAGCATTGCCGGTATGCTTGGACTCAACGCTAAGCCAAAGGAACAGAAACCTGCGGCCGCACCTTCCAAGGCTGAAACTAACCATACGGCTAAGAAGGTCGTAACGGAAGCCCAGAAGGACCAGAAGTTCAAGGAGGAAATGAAGGGCGTTGAAGAGAATATCCAGGTCAAGCCTTCAGAGTATTATGAGTATAATTGTTCCGCTTGCGGTAAACTAGTAAAAGTTAAGAAGCCATGACAGATGAATCATCACAGCCGAAAGTAAAGTCTTTCGTACATAGAATCCCCAATCCTGTTGGAAGACCATACAAGATTAAATCTTCTCAGGAATTATGGGATAAGTTTGTAGCTTACTGTGATGATGTTGAAAACGACCCTTGGCAGCAAAAGACTGGTAGCAATTCCATTGCAGGTGGCAGCGGCAAATCCACAAATTCCATGAGACAAGAGGTAAGGGTTTTCAGAAGAGCCTATACCCTTGTCGGATTTTGTGCTTTCTGTGGCATCGTTCAGAAATGGGCGGATTTCAAGAGAGGTAATCTTAAGAGACCAGGCTTTGAGCAGGTGATAACACAGATTGAGAATGTCGTGATGGCCCAGCAGATTGATGGTGCCATGCTTCATCAGTTTGATTCCAGCATTGTTGCAAGGCTCAACGGATTGGCAGATAAGCATATTCAAGAAGTAACCGGCAAGGATGGCGAGGACTTCAAATTCCCTAAGCTGTCCTTGGATGATATTAAAGAATTACAGAAGATAAATGGACTTTGAGAAACAACGTTTTCTTCATAAGCAGTTAGTGGCATCGTCCCTGCTGCAATTCACTACTAAGATGTTCGCCTATACTGCTCGACGTGAGTATGTAATAGGCGAACATCACAGGATTATATGTGATGCGCTCATGGATGTGATAAGGGGAAAGACGAATAAGCTGATTATCAATATCAGCCCTCGTTACGGAAAGGCTATTGATGTCAATACTCCTATGCTCACAACAAAAGGGTGGAAGCGTGCCGATGAAATAAAGGTAGGTGACTGTCTTTTTGGTTCTGATGGATTTCCTACTGAGGTTATGGCTGTTTATCCACAGGGAGAAACAGATGCTTTCAAGGTAACGTTTTCTGATGGTACTCATATAGTGACTTGCAGTGAGCATCTTTGGAGCGTACAAAACAGATATGACCGTAGTAGAAAAAAGGAAACTTTTAGAGTAAAATCTACAAAAGAGATATTGACTTCTATTGTCACTCCCGACGGACATTTGAATTGGAGCATACCTTCAACTGAGCCAATACAAGGTTCTGTACGAGATTTGCCAATAGACCCATACTTGTTTGGATGCTGGTTAGGAGATGGTTATTCTCATAATGGCGGAATCACAACTATGGATAATGAAATTTTCTCCGCTTTCTCGAATCAGTACAAGGTAAAGAAGAAAAAAAAGCAGAATGCAGGAAAGGCGGTAGAGTACTCTGTTCTTGGACTACAAGAACAGTTAAGGGCTCTTGGTGTATTGGGAGATAAACGTATTCCATTGTGTTATCAAATGGCTAGTATTGAAGACAGGTTTGCACTCCTTCAAGGAATGATGGACACTGACGGAACATGCAACAAAAAGACACATCAATGCAGTTTATGTTTCACAAAGTCTGATTTACTTGAAGATGCCGCATCTCTCATTAGGGGTCTTGGCATGTTTTGTACAATTAACAGCAAGGGAATCTTTTTAAGAGCAAATAGGAACCCTTTCCGCTTAAATAGGAAAAGAACTTTGTGGAGGCCATTAACGCAGAAACATCACACGAAAAGATTTATCTCCTCTATCGAAAAAGTAGAGGACAGAAGAACTGTGTGCTTTACTGTCGATGCAGAAGACCATTTGTATTTAGCAGGTAACGATTTTATTGTTACTCACAATACCCTCTTGTGTTCACAGATGTTTATCGCATATGGTCTTGCGCTGAACCCTGCTTCAAAGTTTCTTCATATATCTTATTCCGGAAGTCTCGTCCAGGACAATTCAATGGCAGTCAAGGACACGATAACTTCCACATATTTTCAAACACTATTCCCGAATGTCAAAATCAGAAAGAACGATAACACAAGATCAAAATGGAGCACAACGGCAGGTGGTGGTGAGTATGCTACATCTACCTTGGGTCAGATCACAGGTTTTGGTGCAGGTCAGCCAGACTGGACCGAAGAAGACATAAAGAACATGGATAAGTTCATGGCTACGTTCAACCCCGGTCACTTTTCGGGAGCCATAGTTATCGATGACCCTTTACGACCGGACGATGCTTTGTCCGATAACGTCAGAGAGTCTATCAACAGACGTTTCGAGACAACCATCCGTAACCGTGTAAACTCACGTCATACGCCAATTATCATCGTCATGCAGAGGTTGCACGAGCACGACTTGTGCGGTTACCTTCAAGAGATTGAGCCGAATGAGTGGAAGGTTGTTTCCCTCCCGGTAATACAGACAGACGAGGACGGAAAGGAGCGAGCCTTGTGGCCGTGGAAGCATACGCTGGAGGAGCTGTATAAAATCAAGCATGCCAGCGAGTTCGTATTTGAGACACAGTACATGCAGAACCCTACCCCTATGGAAGGTCTTATGTACCATGCCTTCAGAACATACGATGAGCTGCCGGACAGAAGGTATGCAAGAATGATTGGCAACTACACAGACTCGGCAGATACCGGTTTCGACTTCCTTTGCTCTATATGCTTCGATGCACACGATGACGGCTACTATGTTACCGATGTTCTATACACTAAGCGACCGATGGAATACACGGAACCAGCGCAAGCCAATATGGTTAAGCGCAATCAGACAGACGTGTGTTTCGTTGAAAGTAACAATGGTGGACGCTCTTACGCCCGCAATGTCGAGCGCATAACAAGGGAACACGGAAACAGAATTACCCAGTTCGTAACGTTCACGCAATCGAAGAACAAACAGATTAGAATATTCACTCGCTCCAGCGAGGTAAACAATAAACTAGTCTTCCCTTCTAATTGGGAACAGTTGTGGCCGGAGTTCGCCCACGATATGAAATCCTACAGAAAGGAAGGATATAACGCCCACGATGATGCGCCGGACGCTTGTACGGGCATCATAGAGAAGTGCGAGGAGTGGCTTAACAATGCTACCGATGCACAGCTCAGACGTGGCGGTTTCTTGTAATTTCTTTTTTTACTATGTTAATTAGGCGTTTGCTCGTTAGAGTAGGCGCCTTAACTATTTAGAAATCAGCGTATTAAATTTTAGTATTTTTAACTAAAATAATCGTTAGTATATTTGCATATATCAGAAAATTTTCGTACCTTTGCATATAGATAAGAGATAGTACTTTTGGTTATCCAGAGCCTACCTTATAAGTTGAACCAATTAAAATTATAAAGATTATGAAGAATTTAGTTTACGCTCGCTTTGAGGCAATGACAGTTGATGAGATTTCAGAGCTTATGAGAATAGCATCTGAAAAGATGGCAATCAAGGTGTCTTCAGCTACACCTACATTGTTCCGAGTTTCAGCATATGGCATCTTTGATGGAGATGCAGAGGACTGGGGCTTCGAGAGTGCAGACTGCGGAATGTTCCAGGGAGAAGAGGTGTTCGAGGCAACCAAGAAGTTGTACGAGACTAAAATCGCATACCCTGTTGATGATTAGCAGGCAAACCAATCGTTGAACCAATTAAAAATAAAGATTATGGGTACTTTGTTAGTTACATTCTACAAGGAAGTGTTTCAGGGTATGGATGACAAGACCTTAGAAAAGGTTGAGTTCGAACATAAGAAGGACGCGAGCAAGAGTGATTATGAGAACATGACAGACGCTTACGACATTGCGGTAAGCAGAGGCCACAATCCTAATAAGAACATTTCAATAAAGGAGGTTTAGCTATGGACGGTATTTTTGAGACAAAGCTTCTTAAATATAAGAAGCACATCATCCAGGTTTTTGAGGATATGTTCGGTCAGAGATACGTCTATATCGACGGCAAGACGCAGACTTATTCTGTTAACAATGCAAAGAGAATGATTAGCCTATGTTGTCAACAGTAATATTCACGGATGGCGCCCAGAAGAATGTGGAGCCATCCAACGGAACGGATTTCTCATTGGAGGAGTTGAGAGGATTTGTTGGTGGACACATCGAGTTGGTCCGACTCAGCAAGTCGCAGGTGATGGTTGTTAATGAGGAAGGCAAGGTTTACGACCTTCCTCAGAACGAGAACGCCACGATGCTTGTGAATATTGCAGGTATCAGAGACGTTATAGTAGGTAATGTATTAGTTTGTGACATCAATAAAATCAAGTAATATGGATAAGAATGATTTGATGAAGTACCTCGTAGAAGAGGCAGAGTATAGTGAGAGTGAAGTAGCCGAAATGACTAACACGGAGTTGCTGGATCATTGGCTGGAGTACAACGGAATTTGCGGTTACACAGAGGACATCAAAGAAGTTATTGAGGCTGCTTTTGATGTAGATTTGGAGGACTAGCCATGTACAAAGAGAATATAGGAACTGACAGATATGGGCGCACGATGCGCCTATATCACTCCTGCAACACGGTCTTTTGCGACCACGTCAAGAATGACAAGGTAGTCAGGACAAATCAGATAAAGGTAGATAACGACATCATCTTAATGTTCAGTGCTCCGCATACGAGTGGAGCCTACATTTACGATGAGATTCATAGAAGATACGGGAAATGGCTATGAAAAAGATTATCACCATTGAAGTAGAAAGCTCTAGTGTAGAGTGCTACAGTAGCTTCTATACGGACCTGGAATCTTTCGTCACGCACAGAGTGAATGGTACTCCATTGAGAATTAAAATAACCTCAGATATTAAGTAGCGTATGAAACCAATGTTAGCAACAAGATATTATCCGTCACAGACGAAGTTTCCTTGCTTCGCCCAGCCTAAGTACGATGGAGTTCGTTGCATCCTTCATGAAGGAGAAGACGGAGAGATTCACCTCACATCGAGAGGCGGTAAGGAATACGATGTTCCTCAGATTAAGGCTTGGGGAGAGAAACACCGCGGCATGCTTCCTTTGGATGGGGAGATATACAACCACCAGGAATTGACCTTCCAGCAGATATGTTCTGCCGTCAAGTGCCGTTCTGCTATGACTGACAAGCTACGTATGGTTATCTACGATGCACAGATTCCGGGAAGCTTTTCTGTTAGATGGAAAGTTCTGCAGGAGGAGTTTGCTTCCATTGATCCAAATGGACCAGTGTACCTTACGCAGACTTTCGTTGCCCATTCAGAGAAGGATATCAAGCGATGGCACAAGATATTCGTTTCCACCGGTTACGAGGGTGCCATTATCAGAAATGCAGATGGAATCTATACCGAGGGCAGAAGCAATGACCTTATGAAGCTGAAATCGTTCGACACGACGGAGTTCAAGGTGGTCGATGTTTTGGAAGCGGAGGGCAATGATGCAGGTACCGCTATATTCAAACTGAAGTGTGGAGAGTACGAGTTCTGTGCCCGCCCGGTAGGTTCAAGGTCACTCAGAGCTCAATACTTAGCCGATAAGGAAGAGTTGATAGGTATGGCGGCGACTGTTCAGCATCAAGGGTATTCTGACGCTGGAGTGCCGAGGTTCCCGGTATTGTTGAACATTAGGGATTACGAATAATGGCAGCATTAAATATTAACGAGTATTACGGCTGCTTCTCTTGCGAGGCTGCTGACGAGCACGGAAATGGTTGCAGGCACGGTCTGCTGTTCCCGGTACTGCTTGCGATGGGAAACAAGAGAAGCTGCCCAAACTATAAATTCAAGAAGAAATAACTATGGAGTTAGAGGTTAAGCTAAAAAGAAAGTATGAGTCTAAGACGGAAGCTTTCGTCCTGATTAATTACAAAAGAGACTTGCGAAGATGTGTCAACATAACTTATCCAAGAGATTGGGATTGTGAAAAGCTTGATGTGTTCATTCAGAACTTTCACGACGTGAACGTTAGAAAGCCTTTATATGTTTCGGAATGGAGTTCTTTGCTTATGAAAAACAGACTGGAGGAAATCAAGAAACTAGGCTATCGTGTTATTGCTATAAATCAGTTACATGGCTACATAGTAAGAAAGGATGGAAAGTTTCTATCCTATCAGCTTGCAAAATATACATCAGAGGGAGGAATAAGTCTCACATATCAATACGTGCCATCTCGAACACATGGAAGTGGTGCTATACAAGGTGGTGAGAGTGGCTATAATTTTGGATTCACCGAGTTTAGTAAAGAAATGCTGAACGATATGATGGACCACCCGAAGCTTTACGGTAAGGTCGAGCACTACAAAGACTTCAATGAGTACCGCCAGCTGAATGCAGGGCGAGAAAAGTCACTCAAAAAAATAATCTGATTTTTTTTTGGTTCAACACAATAAAGTACTATATGATGCGTTATTAATCTGATAGACGGATTATTAACTAAAGCTTAGCTACCGGCATGACGGGCGCATCATATGGGAAATAGAAAATTTGTTCCACAGGTAGGAAACCATCTTGGAACTATCTCGAACATTTTAGCTGTTGTTTCATTTATAGCCATAATAGTTTCAATTATAACTTGGATAAACGCCTTGAATACTTCTGGCGGTTATGGATATGAAAGTTCAAGTATTAGTGGTATACAAGCATTTAGCTACGTTATTGACTCATTGCTTTGCTTGGTAGGTTCTTTTGTTCTCAGAGGATTCTCGTTTATCGTGAAAGCAGCTGTACGCTATCTTGATGAGAAAGGTGAGTTTGATGAAAAGTAGAATGTAATTGTTATGTCATCAAAGCTTATAGTAGATCAAAAGAACGTAAAGTATCTTTTTCAAGATAAAAAAGCGACGTTCTTGATTCCTGATTATCAGCGTCCGTATGCTTGGGGAGAAGACGAATGTAAGGTCTTATGGGAAGACTTATTTTCCTTTTCATTCCCAAATAACAACTGCGACAGCTTCGATTCTTCAGAGAGTTACTTTCTCGGTCCTATAGTAACATTCCGCAATGACGAAGGGAAACTTGAAATCATTGACGGTCAGCAGCGTCTTACGACCTTGCTTCTCTTACTGCGAGCTTTCTACAATCGCCTGGAGCACATGAAAGACAATCGTTCAATCAAGATGCGAGAGGACATAGAAAAGTGCATTTGGAGAGCAAATGAGTTCGGAGAGTATGATCCAAACGACTTGAAGATAAATTCTGAGGTTGCAACTGATAACGACAAGGAAGAGTTTATGGATATACTCCGGAAAGGAACATCAGAAGGAAAAAGTCGGTATGCGACCAACTTCAGATACTTTCAAGACAAGATAGGAAAATTCATTGAAGAATACCCTTCTTTCTTTGCATTATATCCAGCTCGCATTCTCAATAACTGTGTGCTACTTCCAATAGAGGCAGAATCGCAAGATACTGCTCTTAGGATATTCTCGACGCTTAATGATAGAGGTAAGCCATTGTCTGACTCAGACATCTTCAAGGCACAACTCTATAAGTTCTACTCATCCATCGGAAAGAAGGAAGAGTTTATCACTACATGGAAAGAGCTTGACGAACTCGTTACCAAAATATTCCACCCATATCGTGGAACACCTTTGGATGAGTTGTTTACACGCTATATGTACTACGAGAGGGCATTGCTGACTAATCGTAGTTCTATGACAGAAGGACTTCGCAAGTTCTATGAGAAAGATGGATATGTTCTACTTCGACGAGAGCAGACTTTAGAGAATCTAGTCTTGCTTGCGGACTTCTGGAAAGATGTATATTCTCAGAACGAAGACCGTTTTTCCGTGGATGTACTAAAGCGCTTGTTTGTATTGAATTATGCGCCTAACAGCTTATGGACTTATATTGTATCGGTATATTTCATGCACTATAAGAATGCTGAGAATATGCTAGACAACGAGAAGTTCTATCTGTTCTTGAATCGTTTGATAGGCTTTATCTGGGCATACGCTATCAGTAACCCAGGAATAACGGCCTTGCGAGCACCAGTATTCAATGAGATGGTGAATATCATAGAGAACAAAGAGATTGCTTTCGAGAACTATCTATTCCAAGAGGAATTGTTCCGTTCGCAATTCACCAACTTCAGTTTTTCAAACACTCGTGCGATTACGAAGTCGATGATTGTGTGGTGGGCTTTCTCTTTCGATAGCCAGGAATTGCTTCCTCTTGACGCAACATATGATATTGAACACATCTTCCCAAGGAACAGACAAGTCAAGGAAGGTGGATTGTCGAGTGACGAGGTTCTTGAAATGTTGGGAAACAAATCGGTATTGGAGCGAAGAGTTAATATTCGAGCATCCGATTACAGATTTGCTGACAAGATTAAGTATTATAATGGTGAGTTCAAATCCACAGGCGAGAGGATTGGAACTAAGATACACGAATTACGAATGCTGTCACAGACGTTGACAGATTTTACAGAAACGGATATTAGAGAGCGCACGTCAAGAATGCTTGATAAGTTTATCGTTTATCTCAAATCTAACTCTCTGATTTCCAACAGACAGAACTTGTAATTCAAACCTGGGATTTAATCTTAGTCTTCGAGAATTACAAGGTATCAAATAATCCAGCAAGGGCTTGAATCAATTAAATTTCGAAAAAGATTTGGATTTTCCAAAATAAAATATTACCTTTGCAGCGGTAAAGGAGAAAGATAAATAGGGATTGGATAGACCTCTCACACGTCGGTCTTCGGATGCAGACTTCGGGAGGGTTTCCAATCCCTTGTTTTTTAGTGTAGTAATCTCATAGTATAAAGGATATTTTCACTTGTAAGTTTAACCTTACATTCTATTCGTTTTCCTTGATAAGTAGCATGGAATACTTTGAACTGAAAATCATGATGGTTACCTTCCTCAATCCTGTCAAATGTTGCTGTAGGAAACCATTCGTTTACATCGGCTGCAATTTGTATTGTTTCGCTAAGTCTTCTATTTCTAATATTCTTTGCCATCGTTTTAGAAAAGAAATTTCGTCCTACCACAAATTCCTCATTATTATTATTGAGATAAAGTCTTCTAGCCGTTTGACCGTCTGGTAGCTCTACCTCTCTAAATTTTGTTTGCATTGTCTCATTAATGAATTCTCGAAGTCTTGCCCTTACCTCTGGTGAGTTCTGTGCAGCTATTCGAACTTGCCTTTGTGACCTTTCAGAGCGAGCGTATTGGGTGATATAGGATGATTGCTTCACCTTATCTTTATTATCATTTACCCAATTTGTGAAGTTCTTAGGCATAGCATTGCTTGGTTGTTTACCGCTCCAATACTCCTTTTCGCTCATAATTACCGGGATGGCATAGCACATACAATTCACGTGCCAACCAACCCAAGGAAAATAACTCGGATAGACACCTGCAAGCAAATCACACATATCGTGCTTATGACTTGGGTTGTTGGTTGTCTTTATCTCCTTGCCTTTAATGTAGTCCATCCTAGCCCATCTTTCCTGCTCGGCAAAACGGTAGGCCATGTTTATCTCGTTACGTGCCAGACGCACGCTTCTGTACTCGCAGTTCTGAATGGTTATGGCTTTGCCGTATTTCTTCTTATAGGCTTTGGCAAGTGACGGATAATCATTAAGGTACTTGCTGACCTTCTTGCTGAGTTTAACAGCACTCATACCCTTCTCTATGCCGACAGACAGAGATTTCTCCAGAGCCTCCTTTACATCAGCTCTCTGGTTCCATATTCTTTCTGAAAGACCTAGACCTTTAATCTTTCTCTCCATGAAAGCCTTCTTTGCCGCGTTGTTGTGCTCAAAGTAAGCTTTCTGCTTTGCGTCCGCTATCTTCTTAGTAAAGGTGCCGATTACCCTTTTGGCAAGTAGGTCCTGCAGGGTGTTACTATTCTTCCATTCGTCAGATATGCCATTATAGACCAATGCCTGCATATTGTTTGAATAGTAATCCAACAAGGCGTTCACCTTCTTTTCTGTTCTAGGGTAATCATCAAAAGAGAACTCGCCATCCCCATCGAAGTCGGTGGAGGTGGCGATTTTAGCGGACTCCTTGGCAAGAGTCTCATAGATGGAAATGATTTTCCGGGTATAAGCATTCAGTCTCTTGCTAAGGTCTTTATATGCCTTTTTCTGATTAGGCAGTTTTGGCTTTTTCATACAATTTCATTTTAAAGTGTTTGCAGCAATCCCAGTTGAGAAGAACGCTCCATTCTTGATATGGGCATTTGGCTAGGATAGGCTGACCTTTAAGGCTCATACTATGAAAGTCAGTAGCATGAGCACATTCACGGCAAAAGTGCAGTTTCTCTTCTTCCTTCTTCTTTCTCATGGCTATTCCTCCGAGAATAAGTTAGGCATAGAAGCTGCTGTTCTTGTGGCCTCTACTTCCTCTTCTCCTTGAATCTCGTTGAAAGTCTTGTCAGGATCATCGGAAAGACCGGCACGCTGAATAGATTCCTTCTGGCTGACGAGAGGCTTGTTGCCGTTAGCCTTAAGCCATTTGTCAATCTGGGTATTCTCATCCTCCTGGATGAATGGAGTGATAATGTGCTCTACAGTAATCTCATCCATTCTAGCTGCCCATTTCGTGTTCATCTTGGAAAGGAACGCCTTTATGACGTTGGCCTCTCTCTCGAAGCCTTCAATCCAGGCACCAGTCTCCTCTCCTATCTTAAGATGAGCATCCATGAGGAGTGTCTTTCTTGAATCGTAGCCGATATTGCCAAGGCTCTTCATATTCTCGAAACTGATGTCCGGCATCTGAGACTGCATGAAGAAAAGCTTGACTAGAGTGTCAACGTGATACTTAAGAGCCTCGATAGCCTGCTGCCAAGATACGTAGCTAACATCGCCGTCTTCGCTGACTCTATACACCCTCTTGCTCTCTCCCTTTCGCTCCATTCCAACGATGGCACCGGCAATCTTCAAGACAGGAGCGGAATTGTATGCCACAACATCGCTGTTTCGGGAAATGGTGTACTCGATATTCTCACGGATAGGTTTCAATCCTTCCCAGCATGGCTTGTGCCGGTACCAGAACACGGCTGGAATCTTGTCGATAGAAATCTCATTATCATCCACCAGATTCCATCCGGACTCTTCATCATCTGAAGACAGGTCCCATTTGTAATGATGGTCTGCGGTATAGGTCTCGAAGAAGGTGTGCTCTGTGTCAGTAACCTTACGCTTATACTCGAATGACAGAGCAAGCAAGTCGTCATACTCATCAAAGTAAGGATAGATGTCAACTCCGTCCATTGGAGAGAATGTCTTACATTTCAGTTTGTACTGACTGTCGAAGCCGTAGAGCTTGTTATGCTTCTTCTGCGTGTACCAAAGTGTGAACATCTGGCAAGAGGCGTAATAGCACTTTGCTCTGTGCATGTTCACGGCATCAATGTGTGCACAGGTGTAGATTTTCTCGATTGCACGCACAATCGTCTTCAGTTCCTCGTCAGCCTGATCATACGTATATACACGCTTGACCGGTATAGCCATTGTAAACTCAGAGATTCTTCGTGTAAGAAGCTTCTCCAATCCGACGGGCAATCTAGCCGCTTTTTCTACTATTCCATCATCGAGCGTTCTGTCCTGTCTTCCCACGTGATCTTCTACGATTTCGTGGAGCATAGGCTCATACTCAGACAACAGAGTACTCCAAAGTGGAATATCCAACACGCGTTGCTTCAGCTCTCCTATGATGCTGCCAACGTCATTTCTTTTAAAAAGTTCATTAAAATCTATCATAATCTTCGAAGTTTTGATTTGGCAAAATTACGGATATATTCGCATATATTTAATGGTTTTAGTATTTTTAACTAAAATAATCGTTGGTAAATTTGCATATATCAGAGAATTTTCGTACCTTTGCATATAGATAAAAGGTAGTAGTTTTGACTATTCAGAGCCTATCTTATAAGTTGAACCAATTAAAATTATAAAGATTATGAATAATTCAGTCGAGACAAAGAAGGAAGAGGTTAGAAAGAACATTAAGAATGCGTTCGAGTCAGCCACAAAGAAAATCAGAGACATTATTTCTGTTTGTCCTGATTGGGAGGTAGAGGGTGTTGACGTAGGCTACAAGTCACTTATCGCTCATTTGAATTTGAAAGGAGTAGGAAGAGACATGATGGTGATTCGCTACCAAGCAAAGGTAGGTAACTTCCAGGAAGAGTCATTTAACACCAATGTAGCAAGCTTCGGCAGCTTTGATCTTCTGGAAACAAACGAAAACCTTAAGTACTACACTGCGATTGGCGACATCCTCAATCATAAAGACATGCTTTCGCTTTTGAAAGAGACAATGTTATTCTTTGCAAATAAGATTGCAGAGCTACGTAAGGAGTACGATAAGTTAGATAAGGAGGATTAGTTATGACAAAGCAAGAAGAAATCGATATTCTACAGTCCTTGAAGGGCGATACCTATTTCGCTCAGTTCTTCGGTAGCAAGGACATTGACCAGATGTGTTAGAACATCAATAACGACTTCGCCATTGAGGGCGGATGCGGATTTAGTCAGAAAGCAGAAGCTTTAGAGCGAATTAACGCAGACCTCAAAAAGGAGTTTCAGCAGAAAATCCATGATTTGGGAATGGAGCTTATCAAGATTCTAGACAAGGGATTTGATGAGGATGCCATCTACCAATTGGTTGAAGGCGAGGTCGGAATTGATGCTATCATCAAGTTCAAGCGTAAGAACAATCTGGATATTACAGATAAGGAGTTAGATTATATGATATCAAAACTTCCATGATTATGAAGCATATATGTAGTAATTGTATAGCTTTCGAGATATGCTATAGTGAAGGCAAGAAGCCTAATGACACTTGCCTTCATTGGGAATGGAGATATGCAGGTTTATGGTTTGACAATTAAAAGTAAGACAATGGGAAAAGAGAAAGTTACAGTAAACGATTTGAAGGTTACACTCTCAGAGATTGGTGTAACATCAGGCTTGAAGCAGGAAAAGATTATTCAACGCCTGCAGGTCAATGGCTGCTTGATTGCAATGGTAACAGATGTATTGGATCAGCTCATCAAGGATGAACAGGGCATGTTTAGGCTGTTAAGCGTTCAGTACAAGCAAGAGCAGAAGATGCACTACACTCAGATGCAGGATGCAGCCAAAAAGTACTACTTCCATTTGAAACCCTTTAATAAGAGTTTCTTCGGTGACGAGAATATTTGCGCCAACCTGGAGGATAACGCAAATGACATCTATGAAATCATCAAGCTTCTTGCGGACCACACTAACGACCACAAGGATATGGAAGTGATTAAGAGAAACCTCAGAAAGAGAAAGTTGAACCATCATATTTTCGATTAAGATTATGGCAGATTATAAAGTTGAAGTAGATTTATCGGATTTATTCGATAATATGACCATCAGTGAACAGAAGAGCTTTTTAGTTGATAAGTTCTGCTCATTACCAATGAGCTCGATGGAAGAAGTGGTTGGCGAAATGTTGGAGAACCTTAATGGCGATCAGACAGCCAAAGTTATAGAAGACGCTTTTGATAACTTGCATGAGCAAGCTCAAGAGCATGTTATCAACTATGTGAACGAATAAGGCTATGATGTCGGATAAACAATATAGAGTTGCTCGCAAGGGTGTTGTCGAGCAACTTAAATTAGCTCAGAGACTTCATTGCAAGCACATGGAGCAGAAGTATAAAGAGGCTTTGGAGAAGTTAGAGAAACGCTTCTTAAAGCCGGATGCCGTTGGCTGCTTCGATTTGGGCGCAAGGGTATCAAATAGTTATTATCATCTTTGAATGGTAAAGGTTATGGGAACAAAAGTAGAAGTAAGAACTATTCCTTTGCATGGATTGTTCATCCATCGTAAGCAGGTTTGGCGGTCACTCGGTAAGCTGAGAGCTGAAAGCCATTCTACGACAGCGCAAAAGGTGTTTATGAATGAGCATAATACTGAGGTATCAACTGAGAATGCTGATTTCATTGATGGCTTGAAAGTCACTCCTTACGATGGTGAGCTGCCCAAAATATCAAAATACGTTGGTAGTATGAGTTACTACCAGTATTGTTTAACGCAAAAATTGGTTTAATTATGGAAGTAAAGATTAATATAGTGGAAATCCTAAAGGATAAGCCGCAAGGAATTAAGTTGTATTCTTCCGCTTGTGGTAAATGCAAGTTAGAAGAAGTAGATGATAAAAGTTTCAAAATATCCTTTTATAATTCAAAGTTCGGTTTTATGAATGGTGGAGAAGGGTATCTTGATAAAAATGGCAAATTGTATGATGATGGAGAGTGTATTATTTTCCCATCAAAGGAAATGCGTGACTGGAGTAAGTTCGCCTGGAAGAAAGGCGATGTGCTTATCAATAGTTGTGGATTTCAGTGCATTTTCAAAGAATGGGCATCTGATGATTATACAAAGTTCAACGGATGCTATTCTAATAGCAAGGATGGTTACGAAGACGTGTCAAATGCAGAAACAGCTAAGTTTGTCAAGTTAGATAACAATATTGCCTATGGATATGTCAGAGAGATTGAAAGAAAATTAGGTGGCATACTAAACCTTGAGACTTTGGAGATTGAGAAGACTCAGCCAGAGTTCAAGGATGGAGATATAGTGGTATATGGAGAATCAGTAGCAATATGCCGAAGGTTTTATAAGCATACCCTTAGTTTCTATATTTCTCTAAATGAAATGTTTGGATTATTATTTGCCGATGAGGTGGAATCATCTGAAGAGTATAGATTTGCTACAGAAGAAGAGAAACAGCAGCTCTTTGATGCTCTCGAAAAGGAAGGCAAGGCTTGGGATGCTGAGAAGAAACAGATTGTGGATATTAAAAAAGAACACCAATTCAAACCTTTTGAGAAAGTATTAGTTAGAGACTCTATTGATGATGTGTGGAGAGCAAGTTTCTTTAGTCATATTAAAGAAAATGATGGAAGATATGTAACTACATGTGTTACTTGGAAATTCTGCATTCCTTACATCGGCAATGAATCTTTGGTAGGTACAATTAAAGACGTGGAGGGCTAGATATGGACATAGGGAAATTAATAGGCAGTACGAAATCTGTCCCATCTATAGATTTCAATCAAGTAGTTAAGAGTGATAACCTCCGATACTGGAGAATTAGCAATGCTACTTGGGAGAAAGATAAAGTAGAACTTCATATTACCTTTGAAAAAGATGGTATACAAAGTTCCTTAGATAAAAAGTTTGATACAATAATGGAAGCTGTTGGATATTTCTACAACTTTCTTAAAACAATTTGATTATGATAGACGATAAGAAAATAGAAGCTGCTGCTAATAAGCATATTGAGACAGAGTATGCTAGATACAATAGTGGCAAGGTTGAGGATGAAATGATTTGTCTTAGGGGCAAAGATAGCTTCAAAGAAGGTGCAAATTGGGCTATCAATGAGCTATTGAAGGACTTGCTTCACCCTGCTAGCGAAGTTCCACGTAACGACAACGGAAAGGTTCTTGCGTTCTCAAAAGTATTCTGTAATAGAAAACTCTACGACATGAACGCTATGCTCGATAAGACTACTTGCAATACATATCAAGAAATGTGGGAAGAGCAAGTCTATATGTTCCATTTGTCTGATTGGATATTCGTAGATGAGTTGTTTGACTTGATTACGAAAGGAGGAAGCAATGAAAGAGTTTAAAGTTGGAGAAAGAGTAACTCTTGAAGTTACCGAGACTGATAAAGAATCTTGTAAAGGTTGCTTCTTTGATAGTAAGAAGTTTTGCGAAGTATGGCAGCAATACCCTTGTAGCATCAAAGAACGTTCAGACCATAAAAATGTAATCTTTAAAGAAGTTAAGTAGTAAAGCGTATGAGCTACGAATCAAGAAGTAGATGTAAGGAAAGACAGATAACACCTTGTGGAATTTGTCCTTTGATGTTTAAATGTCCTTATGATGAAGAAGAAGATGAGGATAAGTATAATAATCATAGAAGAAATGGTGTTGCAAAACGCCTATTACAACTAGCAGAACAGCAAGCTAAGTTGAATGGAGTGAAGACAATCGGATTGGAATATTTTAAAGATGAATCTGATAGATTTGTTCTAGATTGGTATCTCCGTAGTGGTTATAAACCATTTGATGAGAAAAGTAATTTATTAATCAAGAAGTTATAGCTTATGAAAGCAGAAAATATAAAGTTCAAGGCTAAAGAACTTGGAACAGGGAAATGGAAAGAAGGTTTTCTTCAAAGAGACCTGGATTACAACCTATGTATTCTTATTGCTAAAAAAGAAGAGCATTCTTGGTATTGGACCCAAATTGACCCATCAACAGTCTGTCAGTTCACAGGACTGAAAGATTGCGATGGTAAGGAAATTTGGGAAGGTGACATGCTTTCAAATGTCACCAATGATAGTCCTGACGGAATAGTAGTGTTTAAAGATGGCGCATTTTGTTTGCTCGCTAAGAATGGTCGCGACTTTTGCGTTGCACTAATGTATCTTCTTAGTGAGAAAGATTCATTAAATAGATTTAAGGTTATCAGAAATAAATTCGATAAAGAGAAGTAGTATATGAATACAAAAGATTATTTACGAATAGAAAATGGATTTGATATATCTAAGATAGCTGGGCCTATACCTCAGAATATTGGAGAAGGATTTAAGTTTAATCTCTCAGGTAAAGCATACACAACTATTGGTAGCTATACTAAAGACAAAAAGAGACTAATGAATATAGAAATCAGTTCTTTTTGTGGTCTTTGTGGTGGTGCGATACATTATTATGCGAAATTGCGTATTAATGTAAGCAATGTGTGTGGTAACAGCTCGGCAAGTGGATATTTGGGTGGCATTGAAATTCCAAATGACTATCAAACCATCAAAGGGGAGTTCGTTAGGCCACTCACTCAAAAGGAGAAAGACGAACAACCAGATAGATGGGATTATTGGTATCAAGTAGGGGATTTGGTTAATGCCTTTGAATCTCTTGAAGAGATAGAGGGTTTAATTAAAAACCTCAAAAAGAAGTTCTCTCCTAAGGAATGGAAAGTTAAGATAGAACGCAATTATTAACCGCCTTTGGGAATAAATAGACAATATGAAAGCAAGTGAGTTGATAGAACATCTAAAATCTTACATTGACGCTGCAGGTGGTGATTGTGAAATGTTTGTATTTGACAAAAAAGAAGGCGTTTCTTATGATATTAAGAATACTTCTACAGATGGTGACAACATATTTCTGCATGTTTCATCTTATACACACTTTCCAGCAAAGAAACCAATGTAACTAACCATCCCTTATGGGATATAAATATAAGTAATATAATGAAACAGTACATTGGAACAAATGTCATTATGGCAGAGCCTATGACTATGACAGAAGCACAGAAAGTGCTTGGTAGAGAAATTAAGCCAGCAACCGTTGAGGAAGATGGCTACTTGGTAGAGTACAAAGACGGATATAAGTCTTGGTCTCCTAAGAGTGTGTTTGATGAAGCTTATGCGTCTTACAATGACTTTAAGGATAGACTTCGTATTGAGCATGATGAGCTTTATGACCGCTTGACTAAGTTGAATACAGCTTTACAGAAGGATGGCTTCCGAGAGAAAGTTGGCGATTATCAGTACAAGATGATGGTAAAGCAAGCTTCTGGAATGCAGGAGTACTATAATGCTATTAGAAATCGTATGGTTGATGCGGGCATCATAGAAGCTCCTGACTGCGCAAGTTAATGAAGTTAGTATGTAGTAACTAACCACCCTCTCCTGCAAAATGGAGAGGGTAAAAAGAAGAGAATATGGCACAAGAAGGATGGATATGCCCTAGATGCGGAAAGGTAAACGCACCTTGGGTAATGCAATGTTTCTGTAATAGGAACACTCAGATATTACCTAAAGTCGGTGCTCCTTACTATGAAGGAGACCAAGCAACGTGTAACACAAAGGAGGATAAGCAATGAGTAAAGTAACTGCAATTAATATAATTATCAAAAAGAAGAATCAATTAAGAAAGCATAAAGAGGGATATGTTTCTTACATTAATATTGATGAAGTTCTTGTGTGGTTGAACGACATTCAAAAAGAGTTGGAGGATTAGAATATGGACAGAAATCAGGCAAAAGAATTTTATCCTTTCTTGCAAGCTTTTGCAGAAGGCAAGATAATAGAAACAAGAAGAAAACAGAGTGCCGTAAAAGGTACAAGTGTTCCGAATGATTGGACGGAAATAAAGGAAATAGGGTACTGGGATAATATAGAATACCGTGTTAAGCCAGAGCCAAAGTATCGCCCATTCAAGGATGCAGAAGAGTGCTGGACTGAGATGCAAAAGCATCAGCCGTTTGGGTGGGTGAAAACAGGAGAGAGTATTCGTCGCTTAATAACTCTTGTAGATGTAGATAGAATACAAATAGGTAATCAAAATTTAAATTGGACTTATGCACAAGTATTCAAAGCATTTATCTTTATGGATGGTCAACCATTTGGCGTAAAAGTGGAGGAATAGTTATGTCTTGGTTAGCAGTAGATAAAGGTGGCTGTGAACATATTTTTGCAGAAAAACCTTGCAGAAATGAAAGTAATACATTATGGATTTGCTCTGTCGTATATTTATATGGGCCGAGGTACGCAAATACCGGTTGCTGTTACCTTCCTAAAGGTAGTATTGAAATGCTCATCGGAAGAGAATTGTCTTGGAGCGATGAGCCGGTAGAACTTAAAGAAGAATAGCTTATGTATAGACCGATTACAATGTATCAGATTGTTTGCGATAGATGCGGAGAAGTGTTTGGTGGCACAGATACTTGCTCTGTACTATTCAGCAACAAAGAAGTCGATATTAGTGACTACTCTGATTGGGAAATGATAGATGGTAAGCATTATTGTCCCGATTGCTACGAGGTGGAGGTCATTGATGGAGTGTATAATGTTAAAGCAAAATAGATATGAAGATAGAAAGTATCAAATTCAAGGCTAAACGTCTTGACGGAAAAGGATGGGTTTGCGGATATTTCTACGAAGAGAATGGTAATACATACATCATTGAGAATCGTCAGAAAGAAAGCAAGTTAAACAGAAATCTCACTTATCAGGTAGACCCTTCTACAGTCTGTATGTTTACAGGACTGAGAGATAGGGATGGCAAAGAAATTTGGGAAGGTGATATAGTGCGTGATAATTATGACCTTTTGTGTATAGACAATCTCTATGAGGTAGTTTATATTGAAGAAGAAGGAACGTTTGCCTTCAAGAGTTTAGATAAAGTTGACAATTACGAGCCGTTTGTTAATTTATTTGAAGTTTATGTTGTCGGCAACAAATTCGATAAGGAGTAGCGCATGAAGAATAAGATTTTAGACTTAGCTAAGTCAGCCGGTTGGCTCGTTTTGATTTTCATAATAGGGGTAATTGGTTTTAGGATTTCTTTCAGCTTAGGAACTCCACACGAAAAAGAAGAGTTTAATATAAAAATATTCACCAAGAAAGGGCATGACTACCTGTTTGTGGGCAGGGAACATGGAGCTTGCGTTATTATTCACGCTAGTAGTTGTCCTTGTAATAAAAAGAAGTAACATATGAAAGTTAGGTTGGCAAAGAAAATTATGAAGTATCGCTCTGGCAGTTTTTTATATGATTTGATGCGCTTGGAAGGCTTGGACGTTTCTAAAGAGCTGTCAAAGATAAAGCAATACTGGGAGCCTAGATTGGCTTTATATTATGCCACTAAAGGTGGTTGTTATGGCAGAGTTGATCATCGTATAGTAAAGGCAGAAAAGATTACTGCAAGATATTCTCGTAAGCTTATGAATTGCCTTAATAGGCTGGCTGGTAAAAATCCTTTCGAGATTAGAGATATATTAGGTAGTTCAAATAAACTAAAAAAATATGATTATGAAACAAGAAATGCAAAAATCAATCTCCAAGATTCAAACAGCAGTTGAAACTCTGACAAGGCAGAAAGTTATCGACAAAAATGTGTATGACTTTATCCATGGAGAAATCAAATCTCTTTCGGAAAGTGTAGAGAATATAGTGGAAGTAAATAACCCCGATGAAACTCTTCTTACCTTCACAGATAAGGAGAAGTATGTAAATCAGCATATAAATCTTGCTGATACATCTGTACTTTGCAAAGAGTTGAATAGAAGAAAAGAAATTGGTAACGATTTCTTAGTAGTAGCAACAGAGGGAAAACAAGTTAGCTTATGGAAAGATTAACTAAAGTAATGGATAAGTATTTATCAGAAGCAAAGAAGAAGGTTCTTACCCTCGCAGTCAGCAAGGAATGGTTCGATATGATAGTGTCGGGCGAAAAGAATGAAGAGTATCGGGTAATTAAAGATTTTTGGATGAGTCGCCTTCTCCTTATCAAGGATGAGAAATTCAAAGATTTCGACAAGTACGATAAGCTTCATATCGGTAAGACATTTGAGATGCTTATAGACATCAATACGATCAAGGAGAAACTGAATAATGGTACAATGAAGTTCGTACCATTCACTCACGTTCTCTTCAAGAACGGCTACTATGACGATAGCCCAAAGGTAGAAAAGGAGATTGAGAGTATAACCATCGGCAAGCCAAAGAAAGGTCTTTGCCCAGGAAAGTGGTTGGACCATGAGTTTTTCATTATTAAGTTCAAGTGATATGATTGCAATTAAAGTATCTTCCGAGAACATCCAAGAATTATGGAAATGCCCGGACGTTTCAGAGTTAGTAAAGACTGTCAGCGGAGACTGCACTAAACAGACATTGATAGTTAGGTTGAGAAATCGAGAGTTCTATGTTCCTGATGGATTCTATCTCGTGAAAGACGAGAATGATCAATGGAGCACACTCAGCCCATCACTGTACAAACTTATAAAAGACAAGGTTCATGGCGAGAAGTGAGGAGGATATCCGGGAATACCATAGAAGGTACTACCAGGAGCATAAGGAACATTTATTGGCAAGAATGGAAGTCTATCGTAAAGAGAACGCTGAAAGGATTGCTGCAAACAGAAGATATAACAGAAAGAGAAAGAAAGCCTTGGGCGGCTTAATGAACCCAGATATAAAATAATGAGTAGAGGAAAACATTTTAGTGCAGAAGAGATTGAGTTCATCAAGGTTAACGCTTTGGTGATGACGACAACGGAGATTGCAAAGCAGCTCAATCGTAATTATTGGGCCATCCATCGAAAGATGAAGGAAATGGGTATCAGCAAGAGCCACGTGTTTACTGCTGACGAGGATTTCATCATTCGCAGAATGTATGGCAAGTACCCGGTAAAAGCCATTGCTACCAAGATTGGCGTGGACGAGAACGCTATTTACAACCGTTGCAAGAAGCTTAAGCTAACGAAAGGAGGTGCGCAATGATTGTCATAGTTACTGCTATGGATAAGGAATACGACCTTATCAGAGAATGGCTTATGAAGTCGGATATGCAAAACACGGTGTTGTTTAAGACGGGAATAGGAAAGGTAAATGCTGCTATCGGTTTAACCGATTTTCTCTCTTCTGTCGCAAATGACGTTGTTACAAGAGTTATCTCGGTAGGATGTGCCGGTGCTGCCGTTGCAGGATTGAAACCTGGTAATGTCGTGATTGGCAATTCGTACTGCTACCACGATGTATATTGCGGCGAACCGAATGCCAACGGGCAAGTTCAAGGTATGCCGGCAGTCTTTCCTTCTGATTTCTCCTGGATTGATATGGATGAAAGATTCCGATTAGGAACCATAGCTACGGGAGATAAGTTTGTCACTACGAGAGAGCAGGTATTGGCGATTAAGGATTTCCTTCCTAATTCGTATAACGTATGCGCCATCGATATGGAGTCTGCCGCCCTTGCACAGGTATGCTACAAGAAAGGGATTGGATTTACGTCTATCCGAGTTATTAGTGACAACCCTCTGGAACCGAACCAGACCGAACAGTATGCAGGTTTTTGGGATAGTCTTGCCGAAAAGGCATTTAGTGTTGTTTGTAAATTATTAGAGAATGATACCAAGTTTTAAAGTTGATCATACGAAACTGAAGCCAGGTCTTTATGTTTCGAGAGTAGATAAATGGGGCATGGAGACTGCTACCACATTCGATATTCGCGTGTGCAAGCCAAACAAAGATATGATGTCACCTGCTGTCGCGCACACAATAGAGCATTTGATGGCGGACTACCTACGCAATGATAGTCCTCTTAGCAATTCCGTTCTGTATTTTGGACCAATGGGATGTCTTACAGGTTTCTATCTTATCCTTAAAGGTACGTGGACTTCAAAGCTCATAAAGGAAATGATAGTAGAAGCCTTCAAGGCTTGTTCGCTATCAAAGACGATTCCAGGTGCATCGGAAGTGGAATGCGGTAATTACAAGCTCAACGACTTAAAAGGAGCAAAAGAGCTATGTGATATGTTCTCAGTATATCTATCCACAGCTGGACCGGATAAGCTCAATTATCCAGATTAATATTTATATGTAACCATAAAGTATTTAATCATTAAGTATATTTCCTTGCAATATATTTGGTGATTAAATACTTTTTTTATAATTTTGCAGCATTACTTATTGCTATCGCTTCGTACTGGGATATTTCTTGAATTTTATTGTTCAATTAAATATTTAGTTAGAATGAAAAAAAGAACGAAGCAAGTTTTAGTTATTCTGAAACCCAAATCAAAGGCGTTGGGGTTCAGTAGAGAGGAGTTAGAGGGTATTGCTGCCGATGTTGCCAATAACTTAGAACTCGATGAAGAAGCCTCAGACGAGGATGTAAACGCAGAGATTGAAAAGCAGGTCAATGCGGTTCTTCCTTATCTTAAGATTGCGCAAAAGACTGCGCAGCGTACTATCCAGAGTTTTAAGGATAGTCAAGACTTGGATGACGACGAGGTCGATGACGATGATGATGACCCTGCCGGCAACAAGAAACCAATCCGCAAACAGAAGAAAGAGAAAGATGAGCAGGTCCCAGCATGGGCGCAGGCACTCATTACTCAGAACAAAGCCTTGCAGACCGAAATCCTCGGTTTGAAGTCAGAGCGTGAGAATGATGGCCGCCGTTCTAAGCTGAAGGCACTCCTTAAGGACAAAGGTACGTTCGGAAAGACTGTCTTGAAGAATTTTGACAAGATGAAGTTCGAGAATGAATCTGAGTTCGACGATTTCTATGATGGTGTTGTGGAGGACTTGGCAGCTATCGATCAAGAGCGTGCTAACGAAGGTCTCGGAAAACTTGGAGCTCCTGCGGCTCAGAGAAAGCCTAAGAAGGAAGAGGTTGAGGTTATCAAGGGCGATGAGATTGATGAGCTTGCCGAAACAATGTAATCTTTAAATTTTAAAAGTTATGTATGGCGTAAGCAAGACAAAAACGTTTGATTCAGGCAAGGAGTCTGTAATCATCAGAAATTACGTGAATGGCATCATGGGAGGTGTCATTCTTGACATGACAGGTTTCTCTGGAGAGTTCATCCAGTGTGGACACATTATCATTCGTGATACCAATTCTGGCGAGTACAAGCCCATGCCGGTAACAGGTAAGGCTTATGCTTCATTGCCGGGAAATCACGAGTATGTAGGTGTCTGCATGACAACTGCTCCTGTAGATACCCCTCATGTAGGTGTTATGACGGCAGGTGAGGCTAATGATAAGGCTGTCCCTTATCCTGTCGATACGATCAAGGCAGCTTTGAAAACAGCCGTTCCTACTCTTCAGTGGGGACACGATGCAATCGGTTAAGGAGGTGATTTATGCAACAGAGTTCTTTATTTCTTAAGTATATCTTGAGTTTCTTCCCAATCCTGAAGACATTGATTGAGAAGATTAACGGTAAGCGCAAGAACGAGATGACGTATCTCCACAAGGATACATCCATTCTTCGCCGCGTTTATTCTACCGACAACAAATGGGAAGCCGACACGGTTGATACCTCTTATGTAGCTGCTGACTACGTGGCAGTGGATTCTCCGGTTCCTTTGAAGTCTCGTGACAAGATTTCAACCGCCAACGGCAAACTGCCAAAGGTCGGTATGAAGAAGTTCTTGAAGGAGTCAGATATCCTCGCTCTCAGACTCATGGAAGCACAGGGCGGTCAGACAGCAGAGATTCGCCGTAAGTTGGCTCAGGACCCGGTAGCTTGTAATGTCGGTGTTGACGAGCGTAATGAGTATGCCCTTCTGTATGGTCTTTCTAACGGCTACGTAGCTGTTCGTGACGACGATAATCCAAAGGAGTTGCTCCGTATCAAGTATCAGTACTTGCCAGAAAATCAGCTCGGCATCAACAATGTTGATACTGGTATTACCGTTGCAGACTTGAAAGAATGTATCGATCGAGCATCGAATGATGGCAACACAATCTTGATCTTCTGGATTGGTAAGGCTAAGTTTGACGAACTGAAGAAGGCACAAGACGCTCGCGAGCTTGTTGCCAACTACAAGGGTCAGACTTATGACTCCAACACAAAGCTGCCGGTTCCTACTGCCAGCGTATTCCAGGAGGCATTCTTGGACGAGACCGGTGTATCATTCCGCATCATCAACCGTACTGTCCGCTTGGAGCATGATGGTGTGAAGAAGAGTGTTAAGCCTTGGAACAACGATATGATTATCGGTGTCTGCTCACAGATGATTGGTGCCCTCGTTTACGGTCAGGTAGCAGAGGCAACCAACAGAGTGCCAGGTGTAACCTATCAGCAGATTGATTACAAGCTTATCTCTCAGTATTCAACAACTGATCCATTGCGTGAGACAACTGCGGTGCAGGCATACTGCTTGCCTGTCATCGAGGACGTTGATACAATCTATCAGATTAATACTAAGCTGGCAGACCCAGACGTTTCGGTTGATACCGAAAAGGAGGAAGCAGATACAGAGGACGCTAAGGTAACAATCTCTGATGTGACCTACAAGAAGCCGGAGGCTATCACAACCCTTAATGCTCTTGGTGCTACACTTTCTAGTGACGCCAGCGACAAGGAGGTTATTGATGCCTACAATGAACTGCCTCCTACAAAGAAGAAGGAGTTCAAGGATAACGCAGCTAAAGCTGATGAGTAATCATGAAGACGGTCGGACAAGCTTTGGTGGATGAGGTACACATCCCTATCCCCTATGGTTTCGTGGAAAACGCTTGCATAAAGCGTGACCTCGATATCGAATCAGAGTTCACTGGTGACGTTGCCAGAAGTGACGCCTACAAAGGAACGCTTGCCGACTGTCTGCTTTCTCTCATACAAGCCGTTAGCTTCTCCGAAGCGGACAAATCAATAGGTTCCCTCTCGGAAGACCAGCGAAAGGCTATATTAGTTCAAGTCAATCGTTTATATAACTCTATCGGCGAGGAGGAGGTTTCACTTACTCCAAAGCCGACAGTTTACATTAATTGCTGATGAGTCTATTGAGTTTTCATGCCTCAAAGCTATACCGGCAGCAGAAGGTAGCTGGCTATACAGATGATGATGGAAATTATCACCAGGGCAAGACCGAGTGGAAGTTCTGCTGCACTTGTGATGTAGTTCCTGCTGGCGAGGCCAACAAGTTAGTTACATCTGACGGCTCTATTGATTACTACTCCTACGAAGTGCATAATTTGCCCGTAGGAATTGAAAAGTTCTCTTATGGGGATTTTATCAAGCTAGAAATTTTAGGGGCTGAGGATGTAATTATCAAGGTCAAGGGATTTCATCGTTATCAACTCCAGTGTAAGATATGGGCATAAGAATGACAACCAGCGCTTCCGCTCTCGATGCCTTCCTACAAAGAGCCGCAAGGAAGATACAGGAGAATGTGCTTAAGGCATTGAGCAAGCTAGGAGACGAATCTGTGGTTAGAATCCGTAACAGGTCTGCCAAGGAAAGCTGGATAGACCATACGGGCAACCTAAGAAGTTCTATAGGCTTCGCCGTGTACGAGCAGGGAAGTAAATATATGGAATCAGCCTTTTCGCAGGTTCTCAGTGGCACAGACGGCTCTACAAAGGGCAAGAAGATGATCAATGACCTTGCTAAGGAATATTCTAGGGTTTATGCTTTGGTTGTCGTTGCCGGAATGGAATACGCAGGAGAGGTGGAAGCCTTGGAAAGCAAGGATGTCCTCGCATCAACGAAGATATGGGCCACGTCCATTGTAGAGCAGCGTGTGAAGATAGCAATAGACTCAGCAATTAATGAAATAAACAAGTGGAAGATATGAAATCAGATGGAGCAATTAAGACAGATGTTTACCGGTACATCAACGAAAGCGGTTTCATGAACAACGTCAATGGCAAGCTGTCAAAGACGATAAGACCGCATAATTCTCATAAGGAAGATGTCGTTATCTCCATCTTGGCTAATGAGGGAACGCAGCTTCAAACGGCAATTATAAATGTAAATATATATATACAAGACCAGGACGTAGATGGGCAGTTCGAGGAGAACACTATCAGAGTTGACGAAATCTGCAAAATGGCTTGGAATCTCTTGGAAACGTTCAGAACGAGCGAGTATGCAGCCCACGCTATTGAGCAGAGGGTATATGCAGCAAGCACGGGAGAACATGTAATAAATAATCAAGTTGAATATAAACTCATAAACGATTAAATTATGTCAGTAACATCATGGGGCAAATGCACTATCTACGTTCAAGAGGTAGGTAGCAAAAAGAACGAGTGGACTAAGCTCCCAACTCCAAAGGATGGCACTACTACTGTTACTCCAACGAAGGGCGATACAATGACCCAGGTTGAGGAAGGTGGCGGAATTGTTGACCGCAAGACAAAGAAGTCCACCTACGAGGCTGTATATCAGCTCTTCATCAAGAAGAACCAGTCGCAGCCATTCAAGACCATCGACGGTATCGTAGAGGGTAACTACCGTTTGGCTATCCAACCGGAAGACGCCGAGCTCCCTGGCGTTTACATGGGTAACACTACTATCGGCGCAGAAGAGGCCTATACGACTCAGGACGGTGCTCTTATCACGTACACGCACGCAGCTCTCATCCCAGAGGGTGACGTGGTGGCTAAGACTGTCAATTCAAAGAGCGAGGACGTCTATTGTGCTTACCGCTGGCGTGTTATCACTGCCACAAAGGGAGCAGGTGAAAAATATGCCTTGACTTTCAAGAAGCCGCAGGATGGCAATACCGCTCCTGCTGAAATCACGGAAAACTACACAGAGTAATAGGCATATCCTAATATCCCTTCCGCCGACTGAGGGTTATCAGCCGGCAACCTACCCAAGTAGCTCAGTTGGGAGAGCGAGACCAAATAGTCCGTCGCATGCAAAAAATCCAGGGTCTTCAAAAGCTGGTTGAAAGTCGCAGGTTCGAGTCCTGCCTTGGGTGCCAACAATTTAAATTCGAGTGATATGGAAGAGTTAGGAATCATTATATCGAATACGCTCACAGATATGCCGATAGGCTTTGATACTGAGCACGCTCACGTTAACATCTACCCTACTACACTGGGCATGATGTACCTAACGTCGCAGTTAGTAGATAGCTTGGAGCTAGACAAAGAGTTACTTCAAGCAGACCCATTCTTGGAAGCATTGCGAGTTGCAAACACCAAAAGGGAGACATGCTGCAGATTGATTGCATATCACTCACTCAATACAAAGAACGAAATACTAGACTCCAAATGCGTAAGCAAGCAGACGGAGCTAATCTTTAAAGAATGCTCCAACGAGGATATAGCCACTCTTCTCATCATCATCCTTAAGGCTAACTCATACCAGACAATAGCCAAAGAGACAGGAATGGAAGAAGAAGCGAAGCGTATGGCAAAAGTCAACGCAGCAAAGAAGTCGGAGAATAGCTTTATATTCGGGGGCAAGACAATATGGGGAACTCTCATAGATGCCGCTTGCGAAAGATACGGATGGACTTTCGATTACGTGGTATGGGGAATATCGTATAACAACCTGACTCTCATGCTTAAAGACAAGATTACTTCAATCTATCTGTCTGACGAGGAGAGGAATAAAGCCCATATACCGGCAGCAGGGGAAGAGGTCATCGATGGCAACAACAAGGAGGCGGTAATGAAGGCGGTGATAGAGTCCGAGACCGAGATTTAACCGAAGTCTTCCTGCGCACGCACGTAAAGTTCCCATATCGAACACTCATATTTGGTGTTTCCCCGGCGATTCTTTATAACAGAGTATAAATTCAAGGAAAAATAGAACATTATGCCAAGCATTAAATTCGATACAATAGTCGAGACAGCCAAGGTCGTTTCCGGTTTTCGAGACATTCAGAACGCAGTTCATCAGACTGCTGAGAGGGTTGAGAAGGACGGAAAGTCTATTGACGATGTAATCTCGAATATACAGAACAGTATGAACATTGCCATTGGCGGTTGGAGCATTGGTAAGTTCGCCAATCAGATGATGCAGGTCCGCGGTCAGTTCCAGCAGACAGAAATGGCATTCAAGACAATGTTGCAGTCTGAGGAGAAAGCTGATGCTCTCATGAAGCAGTTGATCCGCACGGCAGCCGTCACACCTTTCGGGGTTGAAGACGTTACAGAGGGAGCCAAGCAGCTCCTTGCGTTCAACGTAGCGGCCGAGGATGTCAACAAGACGCTTATCGGATTGGGAGACGTTGCAGCAGGTATGGGTCTAAACCTTAAAGACCTCGTGATGCTTTACGGCACCACCATAGCCAAGGGCAAGATGGACACGATGGACTTGTACCAGTTCCTCAACCGAGGTATTCCTATCGCAGACGAGATAGCCAAGGTTATGGGTCTTGACGTTACCAACGCCATCAAGGAGGTCCAGAAGCAAATCAAGGCAGGCAAGGTTACCAGCGATATCTTCATCCAGGCAATGCAGAGTATGACCGCCGAGGGTAGCAAGTTCGGTGGATTGATGGAGGCTCAGTCTAAGACTATTACCGGTCAGATAAGCAACATTGAGGATGCCATCGAGCAGATGTTCAATGACCTCGGCAAATCCCAGGAGGGTGTTATCAATACCGGATTGGGAGTCGTTTCCACCCTTGTTGAGAATTGGGAGACGGTAGGCAAGGTGCTTATGACTGTTGTTGCAGCGTATGGAGCATACAAGGCTGCGGTGATAACAATGATAGCAATATCTAAGGCACAGGTAGCTTGGGAGAGTGCGAAAGCATTCTTGTCTTTAGCGAAGTCTATCACAACCGCCAAGGATGCCATGGCTCTGTTCAATTTGGTCTCTTCTTCAAATGTTCTCGGTCTGGTTCTTGGTGCAGTAGCAGCTGGAGTCACGATGTTCAATCTTTTCGGCAATAGCGCTGAGGATGCCGCCACCAAGACTTCCAAATTTACAGAGAGCGCTAATGAGGCATCAAGCAAGGTCGAGTCGCTAATCTCCATTCTGAAGACTGCAAAGGAAGGCTCCAAGGTTTACAAGGACACCATCAAGGAGCTGTCAAACATCTATGACAACTACGGAATTGCTATTGACAAGATCAAGGAAGACGAGAGCAACCTTGTGGATGTTAAGCAGCAGGAGATAGATAAATCTAAAGAACTCGTCGAGCAAATCAAGCTGGAGGCTACAGAGCGCAACAGAGCCAATGCAATCTCCAAGACTAATGAAGAATACAACAACCGTGTTGATAGCGCTCAGCAAGCCCTTTTGGGTAAGTTGAAGGATTATGGAACCTCTAGCAGCGGTATAGCCGTCGGCATACAGAACATCGTATCTGACTCGGTTATCAAGCAGTTTGATGACCTAACACAGAAGATGGCTGGCTTGAATGAGCACTCCAAGGAGTATCAGACCTATCTGAAGCAATACAATCAGTTAGAGGCTTCTTTGATATCCGAATCTGAAAAGCTTGCTAATGCTTTCGGTTTTACAGGAGACAAGACAAGCGATGCCAGGAAGGCATTGATTGGTTATCTATACGAACTTCGAGCTGCAAAGAAGCTTCATAGTGAGGAGGCAGATAATATCAACCGGGCGGCAGATGCTACCGAGGATTTCGGAAACAAGGCCACATCTACTAAGGATAGAATAAACGCTTTGCAGAAGCAGCTCCAGGGTGCCGGCGAGGATGTACACGTTCTCTACAACCGTGTCAAGGAGTTCATGCAGAACTATTCCGAGAACAACATCAACTTCCACGTCAACTTCGATGCCAAGATACCATCGTGGATGCAGAATATGAATATTCCGGAGCTAGGACGCTTAGGTAAATACTTCTCTGCTTTGGCACGCGACCTTGCAAACAACAAGAAGTCTGGTGCGCTAGTCAATGGAAAATGGATGTCAACAAACGATATTGCCCAGCGAGGATGGGATTACACCAATGCAGCCAACACCAAGCAGACCAAGGCAGAAGACGATGCTAAGCAGAAGCGTCGCGAAAAGGAAGAGGCAGATGCCAATGCCAAGAAGAACGCTGCCAAAGCCAAGAAAGCAGCCGCCGATGCCAAGAAGCTAGCAGAAGACCGCAAGAAGGCCCAGGAGGAACTGAACGAGGACTTGAAGCAGCTGCAGCAGGAAAATATCGACACCGATATATCTCAGATGCAGGAAGGCACGGAGAAGAAGCTTGCTCAAATCAAGAACGACTATGCCAAGCGCAAAGCCGAAATTGACAAGCAGGAAGCAGAGTTCAAGAAGAAAAACAAGGAAGCTGGCAAGAAAGTAACCCTTACCTCTGCTCAGTCCAATGCCCTCAATAAGGCTAGAGACCTCGCTACCCAAGAGTATAACAAGAAGCTTGATGAGGTCAACAGGGAAGCCCTCACCTCTATGCGCGACTACTTGAAGGAGTATGGTTCACTCTATCAGCAGAAGCAAGCCATTGCCGAGGAGTACGAAGAGAAGATTGCCAAGGCTCAGACGGAAGGCGAAAAGCTCTCTCTTCAGCAGCAGAGGAAGAAGGACCTCCAAACCATCGAGATAAATGCCATCAGACAGAACATCGATTGGGGAAGCGTCTTCGGAGACTTCGGTGCTATGTTCAAGGACCAACTGGAACCTACCATTGAGAAGCTGCAAGAACTCTCCAAAGACACAACAGATGTTAATGAGCAGAAGACCATACAGGAACTTATCTCCAAGTTACAAGGCTCTGCCACCATCTGGAATAGTGACATCTTTAAGAAAGTCTCTGACGACATCAACTCCTATCAGTCAGCCATGCAGGGCTATATTGATGCACAGGAGCGAGAGATTGAAGCCACGAAAGCTGTCACCAAGGCGCAGGAAGACCTCGCCAAGGCTAAGAAGAGCGGTGACAAGACAAGTATCAGCAAGGCTGAAGCCAACCTCTCTAGAGCGCAGGGCGTACTTGCTACCGCATCTAACAACGTTTTGGAGTTCGGTTCATCAGTTCAGAAGGCATCATCAGACTTGCAGATATCTGCACAGAAGGCAGTTTCTCAGTTTCAGCAACTTGAAAATGGTTTGCAGGGTCTCACATCGGGGTCGCTCAAAGGCATAGGAAACTCTATCCTAGGGCTTGACAAGCTTTTCGGTGGCTCTATGCAGAAGGACGTTGCTAACACGCTCGCAAAGGGCATCCAAGGGTTGCTCGGTAAAGATAGTGACGCAGCCAAATCTCTGACGAAAGCTTTAGGGGATAGCGGTATGGCAGGTGAAATAATCTCAGCAATACTCGGTATCCTCGATATTCTGAAAGACGGCTTCGGAACACTCATCAGCAACCTCATGGACACGGTCTTTGGCGCAGTAACGGGCATCCTCGATGATGCTTTATCGGGTGACATCGTTATGAAACCATTGAAGAGTATCGGGAACAACGTTTCTCATATCCTCAACACGCTTTCATTCGGTGGCTTTAATAGTCTGTTCGGTGGAGACGGAAATGCAAAGAAAGTCAATGATACCATCGAAAGGCTGACGGATAGAAATACCCTCTTGCAGCAATCCATCGAGGATTTGACTGACGCAATGGAAAACTCCTATGGTTCCAAGGCAACCTCATACTACGAGCAAGCCTATAAGAATCAGCAGGAGACTAATCAGAACTACCTAGACATCGCAAAAGCGCAGGCAAGCTATCATGGTTCGCATGGCTCATGGAATCGCTATTGGAGCGGTTTCGGTAGTGATGAGATGGATTGGATCAAGAAGAACGTCAAATCAGACTTCAATGGCGACCTCTTCTCTCTCAGCCCAGAAGAGATGAAGCTTCTCCGTGGCAACGTTGCCATTTGGGAGCATATCGAGAACACTGGTAAGGGCAACTATGGTGGGCGTCTGACAGAGAAGCTGAATGACTACATAGACCAAGCGGGCAAGCTGGATGAGTTATCAGACAAGCTGAAGGAAAGCCTTACGCAGATTTCCTTTGACAGCATGAAGGATAGCTTCGTGTCAGACCTTATGGATATGAGCAAGTCAGCGCAGGACTTTGCAGACGATTTCAGTGAAATGATGCAGAAGGCTCTTCTCTCCTACTCTATGGAAGACCTCATCAACGGCGACTTGAAGAAGCTCTATGATGATTGGGCGAAGGCTATCAAGGACAATGATGGCAAGCTTACCGAAACAGACATAGAAGCATTCAACAAGCGCTACGATGATATAGTCAAGGAAGGATTGAAGAGACGTGACGAGTGGGCAAAGGTGACAGGCTACACAGGTTCCTCATCCTCATCACAGACCGCAACAAGCGGAGGATGGGCATCTATGGGGCAAGATACAGCAGACGAGCTGAATGGTCGCTTCACCGCCCTGCAGATTGCAGGAGAGTCCATCGCTCAGAACATGACTACCACCATATCACAGATGGAGAGCATCGTTACACTCGGAATCTCAACCAATGGCGCGGTATTGGAGATTAGAAATATGATGATTATGACAAACAGCTACCTCGAAGACATAGTGAAGTATTCAAAGCTCACTTATAATGACTTCGGAGCCAAGCTGGATGACATGAACAGAAGATTAAAGGATATTTGACCTCTATAGGCTTTTCGCTTGTCAGCCCTTACAACTACACTCAACAATAGCAAAAGCGGCTCTCAGCGAAGCCTACGAGGTTATTTAATGATTAAATAGTTATGCTTAAAGGTCAACTTTATATCAATGGCAAGGATGCTTATCTTACGTGGGGCATATTCTTAGACGAAACTGCCCTCAGTGCGCTCATGACCCCTGCACCAAACAAGGAGTTCATCAGCAACAAGTATCGCTCAAAGGACGGCAAGTCGGTTATCAAGCACAATCCTAGATTGGATGAGAGGGAGATAACGCTGCCGTTCAATATGAACGCCAAGGACTCAGATACGTTCATGATGAACTATGCTAGGTTCTGCGAGGAGGTTCTTGCCAAGGGAGAGTTGGTTATCCGCACCCGATTCCAGCCTAATGTGTGGTATCGGTGCATCTATCTCTCCTGCACTCAATTCAGTCAGTTCATTCGGGAAATGGCTAAGTTCAGCCTAAAGCTCAACGAGCCAGACCCTAGTGACAGAGGTGAAACAAGTAAATACGCAAGCTCATGATTCAGATTAAGAGAAATAACAAGGTATTCTTCACACTAGAGGACTTCGGTGAGGGTTCTAAGCTGTCATATCAGCTTATGGACCACCACTACATCATCTTGAAGTTCACTACGGCAACGCCAGTCTATTTCGAGATTGGTGATTCCGTGGAGATTCCCGACTTCGGTTACTTTGAGCTTACATCATCATACTTCCCTAAGCACAATGATAGTGATGGCTACGACTACGAAATGCAGATGGATGCCTACTATATGTCTTGGAAGAATAAGATTTGCAAGTATCGCCCTCAGCACGGAGCAAACGAGACCTCCTTCAACCTCACCACAACGGTAGGCGTACACATGAACGTTATACTCGGCAACCTAAAGGCGCTAGGGCTTACGTACAATGGCAAGGAGTTCTCTGTTGACTACACTACGTACAACAACAAGGCTTTCGATGTTCAGAAGAGATTCTTGATCGAGTACGGCTCTATCAGCATTCTCGATGCTCTCAACGCCATCTGTTCTGAAGACGCACTCAACTGCGAGTGGTGGATAGATGGCTCTATTATATACCTTGGATATTGCGAAATGGAAGGGCAGACAACATTCGAACAGGATGTTAATGTTCTGTCTATGTCCTATTCGGAATCTAAGTCAACTTATATTACGAGACTGTACGCATTCGGCTCAGACAGAAATATTCCGAAAGGATATTTCACTGGTGCCGATGCGGACGTCACTACCGATGGCGTAGCTACCGATTACCTCATGCTCCCTAACAAGGAAGTGGATAGTGATGGTTTCTACGCAAAGGATGGCTACCTGGAGAACGTGAATGTCGTGAAGAACGACAAGCAGGCTATCGAAGGTGTCGTGATGTTCGAGGACGAATACCCGAAGGTTGAATGCAGGGTCAGCAGAATCAAAACCTACGATAGCACTGTTGATAACGATGATGGAACTAAGACTACACAGACGTTTTGGCAGATTGGTTCAACGGACTCCTTCGCTGAAAGCTTTGAAGCTAGCTGGATAAAGAGCAACCTCACTCTAGGTATCAAGTTCACTAGTGGTGCTCTCATGGGCATGGAGTTCGATGTAAGTTTCAAGATTATCGACAAGGAGAACTTCTTTGAGATAGTGGCTAACGACACCTACGGAAGAACACTCCCCGATAGTGTCATGTGTCCGAAGGAAGGTGATAGGTTCTTCCTGTTCAATTGGGACGCAACCAAGATTACAGATACGGACCTCATCCCTACTGCTCAGTTATCTCTGTTCGATAGAGCGAAGCAGTACTATCAGAAGACCATGATCAGCAATTCAAACTTCACCTGCACGATGGATGGCGACAAGTTCTACAATGATGGAACATACGATTACCATCCTCTCGGTGAACAGGTAAAGCTGATTAATGATATGTTTGCGCAGGTGGACGCGGATGACAAGCACTACCGAAACTCTCGTATCATCGGCATGGAGATACCTCTGGATGTCCCTTACGACCACCCTCAGTACACGGTTGGCGAGAAGGCAGCTACTAGCCGGTTGGGTAAGTTGGAAGACAAGGTTGATTCCATCAAGGTGAATGGAATGCAGATAGGCGGCACAGGAAGCGGTAATGGTGGAGGTGTCTATGTAATTGGCATGAACGATACCACTCCTGCATCCGATAGTAACGTTTATTCTGCTAGACGTTCTAGGATGGAGTTTGTATCTAGGCTGCAGGATAACACAGCAAAGGGCACAATCACTTGGGAAAAGGTGCAGAAGTTCTTGCAGGGATTGCTTGTCGGTGGAGGCTCGTGGACTCCAGACGCAGAAGGTCGTTCGCACCTAATCACAGATTACTTGGAGGTAAGAATGAAGGCTATCTTCGAGGAGCTGGTCATCAATAAAACATCCACCATCGGTGGTAAGGAGATAATCTCTCCTGCTGGTGGCGTGGTGGCTCATAAGGTAGAAGAGGTTACTGTGACATATAACAATGTGTCACAGAAGGCTTATCGTTGCTATTTCTTAGCAGAGCAGGAAGGCGATGCCGTGGATAATGATTTCGCTGTTGGCGACCAAGTGCGCTCGGAATCATTCAATGTTCGCAAGGGCACTTATCACAAGGCTGGCAATCACTTCTATTGGCGATTGGTAATCGGTCGTGATGAAGACCCTGTAGAGCTGGAAGGAAAGAAATATCATTATATCGACCTCTCTGATACCGATTGCGCTACGGCAAGCGATGTTCCTGCTAAAGGTGATGTGCTCAACCAGTGCGGTAATAGAACCGATGTGGAACGTCAGAACTGCCTTATCTTCTCGGCGGTAGATACCTATTCGCCATCCATTAGCCTCTATCACGGCATCAACAGCTATTCCTTTGCAAATAAGGAGTATGTGGAATATGGCGTGAATAAGCAGACCAACAAGGCTTTCTTTAACGTTTATGGTGATATGTATGTAGGCGACCGACCTACTAAGGAGAATGGCTATGAGGGTAGTAGCTACATCAAGTATGACAGCGCAGCCAAGCAGGTATCTGTTAAAGGCAAAATCTCAGCCAAATCCACAGTAGATGGCAAGGAATTGTCTCAGTACATCAAGGAGAACTCAGCAAAGGGCTTGACAGAGGAGCAGGTGAACAATCTCATCAAGAACTCGCAGGTTATTACTGACTTGCAGAATCAGGTGGATGGTGCTATCGAGACGTGGTTCTATGAGGGTGTGCCTACTTTGAAGAATGCTCCAGCCAGCAGTTGGGCGACAGACAAGGAAAAAGATACCCATTTGGGCGACCTCTATTATGACAACAAGACGGGCAAGGCATATCGCTTTGCCAAGGATGGCAACACCTATAAGTGGACTATCATTACAGATACCGACATCGCTAAAGCCCTTTCAGATGCAAGCAAGGCACAGGAAACGGCAGATGGCAAAATGAAGGTATTTAGCACTCAGCCGAACCCACCATACCAAGTTGGTGACATTTGGGTTAATGCGACTTATCCAGCAGACGGCAGTACCTATAAGAATGAGGTATTGCGCTGCCAGACTGCAAAGGGTGCTGGTTCTCAGTTCGCAATCGGTGATTGGATAAAAGCATCTAAATACACCGATGATACCGTTGCTAACGCAGCCCAGGCAGCGGCGGAGAAAGCGCAGAAGGCGGCAGAAAAGGCGCAGGGTGACATCAGCAAATTAGGAACTACCGTCACCACCAACAAGAAGGCTTTCGACAGCTACGTTACAGATGGCTATCTAGAGCCTTCTGAGATTGCGGCTATGGCGCAGGATTCCAAGCGACTTGAAGATGCTTTCGCAGCTGCCGAGAAGTCGTACAATGAAGTGAAGGGAGCAGAGGTGTTAAAGAGTACAAAAGAACTCACCGACCTTAATACTGCTTTCACTACTCTCTCTACTGCTAAGACGGAACTCGTTACGTATCTCTCAGATATATCTACAAATTACAATAAGGCTGATACCAACGGCAAGGCTGCTATCGTCTCAGCCGTGGGAACGAAGTTTACCAACTTCCAGTCCGCATACAGCGCATTCTATGACAAACTTGGCTTGGCAAACGCCTATATCACTAGCAAGATATATGGTGACTTGAAGCAGAATATCACAGACCTCGCAGGTTACAAGTATCTCAAGGATGCGCTCGGTCAGACTACACATATTGACGGTGGTCTTGTAATGACAACGCTCCTTGCGCTGAGAGACGGAGACGGAAACGTTCAGAGCGGTATCAACGGAGCAATAGACACGAATAGAGGAAAGAAGAGTATCGCAACATGGTGGGGCGGTCAGATGGTGGATAAGGACTATAATAGCGGAAATCTTACCCCTGCAACCTCCCTCATCCGCTTCGATGGCTCGGGTTATCTTGCCAATGGTGCTATCTGGTGGGATGTGAGCGGAAAGGTTCACGCAGACCCGACATCGTTTATCATCAGTGAGAAGAATCTTGGCGCATACCTCACCTTCTTCGAGCCGACTTGGAAGGAAGGAAGTGCAGGAACGAGCGTTGCCGACCTTGTGTCTTTGAAGCCAAACGCTCCATTCTCTAAACTTGGCGTATCGGGCGATGCTACATTCGAAGGCGCAATCTCCTTCCATGGCATTAAGCTCACGTATGATTCCAAAAACAAGGCTATCAAAATTGATGGCAATCTCTATACCACAGGTGGTATCACGGCATACGGAGCAGGAGCATCTACCACGGGTGGTGGCGGCTTGATTGCAAGCGTAATCAGCTATGCGAGAATCATAGAGGGAAACTATACGGATGCGGACTTGACTAGCATTCCGAATGCCTATGCTATAAAGGCTCTCAGCAGCCGAATTGACAATATAGCATCAGAGCTTGGCGGTCTGAGCCTTTCTTGGAATAACATCACGGGTAAGCCATCAACATTCACACCTAGTGCGCATACCCATAAGTGGACAGAAATCACTGACCGCATCACGAAGGTAAGCCAGCTTACCAATGATAAAGGGTATCTGACTGCTCATCAGTCTCTCGCAAGCTATTATACCAAAGCGGAGATTGATGCAAAGGGCTATACTACCAATAAGGGTACTGTTACATCTGTAGCTCTTACCCTTCCTACTGGTTTGACGTGCGCAACTAAGACTATCACAACAAGCGGTACGTTTGCCATTAGTCTTGCCTCGGGTTACTCTATTCCTACTACTGCAAAGCAGACGGCTTGGGATGGTGCGGTATCAGCAAAGCATACTCATAGCAATAAGTCTGTACTGGACGGCATTACATCAACGAAGGTAACTTGTTGGGATAGTGCCTATGACTGGTACGCCCTTATAACTACTGACGAGGAGACTGCGGACGGCGTTATCAATAAGTGGAACGAGGTGGTTAGCTTCCTCGCAAATATTGCGCAGACGAATACTTTGAGCGGTATTGTTGACGGAATCAATAAGTCAATTTCTGATGAGGTGACAAGAGCGAAAAAGGCAGAAGGGGTAAATGCTTCGGGCATATCCGCAAACAAAGGGAGTATCGCCACCTTGCAAGGCTACTTTACAAGCGGTTCAGCGAAAAAGGCTCTCCAGCTCACGAATACTCACAAGCTTTGGGGTAACTCGTTTAACGGTACTGCCGATATTAACGGAAGTATCATCGTGCCTGACGGAAAGTACATCTCCATCGGCAACATAAAGATGGAGTATGATGCAACCAATAAGGCGTTGAAGATTACGAACACTACGACTAACGAGGTGGCAAACCTCTATACAAGTGGTGGTGTGTCCGCTTATGGTGTTGGAGCATCATCATCAAGCGGTGGTGGTTTCAATGGCTCTGTCAAGGCTTATGCTGATGCTATCAGGCTTACTACGGAAAACCTTTCAGAGATTGCTTCTGCATACTCAGTAGCAAAGCTCTATTCGGAGATTCAGAATGTAGCAAGTGCTGTTCCTAGTATCAGCGTGTCTGTGCCAACTGGCGGAAATGCCCTCACTGGTGCAACCTATGATGCAAGCACTGGTGTGATTACTTTCGCGAAGGGTACGTTCCTCACGGCTCATCAGTCTCTCGATGGTTACGTGAATGCGATAGCAGTCAGCGGAAGTGGAAATGCCGTTACTGCCGTTACAAAGAGCGGCAAGACCATCACCTTCACGAAGGGTGCTACATATCTCACATCGCATCAGAGTTTAAGTAATTATTACACCAAGAGTAGTGTAGATTCACTTCTTAGTGGTAAGTCGGCAACTAGTCATACACATAGTGTAAAGATTAACGGTGTTACTAAAACTATTGCAGCTACTGGTGGTGCTGCTGTAGATTTAGGAACTTATCTTACTTCTCATCAAAGTTTAGCAGATTATGCTAAGAAGAGTGAAATACCTACAAAAGTAAGTCAACTTACTAATGATACTGGTTATATTACTTCTAGTGGAAGTTGTGCTTATGCTACAAATGCTGACAAGGTTGATGGTGTTCACGTTACTTGGGCAGGTGAAATAGTAAACACAAGATGGCTAGCTGCTTGGGAAAATGATGGTTCTGCGCTTCGAACCATAAACCCTGCTAATGTTTCTGTAGGTAATGCTGATAAATTAGATGGTATTCATGCTAATGGTCTTCTTACTGCTCTATCTAATTCTAATAATGGTATTAGTTTAACAGTTGGTGGGACTATTAAAAATTTGAATAATATACAAGTTTATTCTGCCACTAAACTTGTTACTTCTCGTAATATATCTATAGGAGGTAAAGATTTTGTTGGAAATGCTAATTTTGACGGTTCAGGAAATATAATATTAAATGGAGCTATTAATCACTGTACTATAAATATAGGTAGTACAGACCCTAATCCATACAAACGTGTTGCTCATATTAAAGTTAGTAATAGTTGGAATGATAATGCGCTTCTACTTTATATTAATCAAGGATATTCTGGTGGAAAATTTGGTTTGTGTAGAGTTGATTTTAGAACTAATGATATTCAAAATAACGATAATGCAGGAGGAGGTGTTTCTATACGTTGGTTAATACGTTCAGGGTATAGTACCGATAGTGTTCAAGCCGGATATTATATTCATTTAAAGAATGCTTATGTTGACGTATTTGTTAAAACTACTGGTGCTTATCAAGGAACTGTAATTCGTGTTATACAAGATTCTCGTGGTTCAGTAAATAATTACTTTAGTTTAATTAATTCAAGTACTGATCGTGAAGCTTATACTAGTTTGTCTGCTGCTGCTATTAAATTGTATAATATTGCATATCAAGGTACAGTTAGTGGTTATGATGATGGTGTTGTAAAGTATTCTAACTCTACAAGTAATGCTGATATGGTTGATTATTGTCATGTCGCTAAGTGGAATGGACTTCCAATTGTTGATAATGCTGGAGTTATGGAAATTGGAAAATATATAGATTTTCACAATACTAAAGAAGATTCAGTAGATTATTCTACTCGAATAGTATGCACAGGTGTGCATAAAAATATAGTTAATCTTCCATCAGTAGGTGGCACATTAGCGTTAACTTCTGACAATGTAGCTTCTGCAACAAAACTTGCGGCAGCAAGAACGATATGGGGTCAAAGTTTTGATGGTACTGGGAATGTTAGTGGTAATTTATCAAAAGTTGGTCATATACAATTTAGTGCAGATAATTCTTATAGTATTGGAACAACTACTTCAGAAGCGGCTCACACTTATACAAGACAAGTATGGGCTAGACATTTAAATGCTAGTCGAGTTTATGCTGGTGATACTAATTTATATATTGGTTATAGTAATACTGCGAACGTAAAGTTCTTTTCAGGTACTAAACAATCAGGAGATGGCTCTAATGAACGAATGATTATATCAACTAATGGTAATGTTGGTATTGGAACTAATTCACCTGCTTATAAACTTCATGTTGTAGGTGATATTTATTCCACTGCTAGTATTAGAAGTAATGGTCAAAATCAAGCTATAGTATTAAGCAATGGTTCTAGTCCTGCTTGGATTAGTGCTCTTGAAGGTCAAGTAATATTCAATACTGGTAAGGCTATTCGTTTTGGTGAAACTAGTTGGGATTGGAATCAATGGGCTGGTCTTAAATATAATCATTCTGATAAAACTATTTATCTTGGTATAGCTGATGGTTCTGCATTTAATGCTAATACTCCTCAACTTGATGGTACACTTAGACTTGCAGGTATTAAGACTATAACTCCTGATAGTGGAGCTAGAATTGGAGGTAGTGGTGGTGATTTATATTTAGGTAATGCTAATAATAGTAATTGGGTGAAAGTTCAAGATATATGTAGTCATAATGGTTCTAATTATTGGTATATATATCAAAACGGTAATGCTCATTTTAATAATATTGTTTCAACTGGTATTACTATCAATGGCACTGCTACTATCAATGGCACTGCTACTATCGGTGGTAATTTATCAGTTACTGGATTAATATCTAATAAAGGTATACTACCTGCAAATTATGAAGTTAATAATAAAGGAACTAGTTGTTATGTTTCAGCTGATGCTTTATGTTCTGGAATTACTGCTATTACTGATAGTATACAAGTTAATCAAGTAACTATACAATATTCTAACGATAGCGGTAATAGTTGGACTAATTATCCTATGAGCAATGATGCGAAATTTAATATGTATGCAAGTAATGCAGGTTTGACTCAAGTTTGGTTAGGTTATAATGTTATCACTGGTAATAATGATGCTGAGAAATTAGCTCAAGTAAAAAAGAATGAATTGATAGTTTCATTTTATATTTCTAATAGTTGTTATGCTCAACCTTATTTTGCTAGTGTTGATATATCGAATGGTATTGATACTATTTGTACTGTAGATATACTAAACAATAGTGGTGCTATAGTTGAAACTTATACTAAACATATGACTGGATGGAATCAAATTAATTATATAAGTCTATTACATGATGGTAATGCTGGTTATGGTGTAGGAAATAATGATAGAAGATATATTAGATTTAGATTTAAACATGACCAAAAGACTACTGCTTTACGTAATACTGTAGTAAATAAAATACGAATATTTTCTTTTACTAAGTATTCATTTCCTACTGATAGATTTATGGGTCATACAGGTCATATATATAACTTTGATTATAATATGAATACTTACTTCCCTAATAGCATTCTTGCTAAAGGTGGAGTTACAGCTTATCAATCTTCTGACATCCGCTTGAAGCAGGATTTGCGGAAGCTGGACTACTTGGGTATCATCAAGGCAATGGGTGGCACTTATGGCTTCGCTTGGAAGAAGGACAACACAAGGTCTATCGGCTGGATTGCCCAGCACGTCTTGTGCAACCCTCACTTAAAGGACATCGTGGAGACGGACGAGAAGGGCTACTACAAGATTAACTACTGGTCTCCGAAGCTGATTGCAACGGCATTCGGTGCTATCGAGCAGGTGGGCGATGAGGTCAGCAGGTTGAAGGCTCGGGTGGTCTTCCTTGAATCAGAGGTTCTGCGATTGAGTGGAGATAAGGAAGACTGCAACAAGAAGAGATTAGATAACAAGAATATTAATTTATTAAATTAGTTAAGAAAATGGAGAATTTAAAGATTAACAAGAAGAGTGAACAGACAACCGCCACTTATACCAAGGGAGGCTATCGAGTAGAAATCACCTACAATGTTGACAAGACTGGTGGCAACATTGAGAGCATCAATATGAGTATCTATGGTGACGCAAATGGTAATTATCTCGGCAATGCCAACGCAAGCTTCAACGGCAGCGAGCTGACCTACAACATCAGCGGTGTTCCGCAGAGCAAGCTCAGTGAGGTATCAGCATTGATTAAGGAGGTTAATTCCGCTATCGCCGCTAATATGGCAAGCGAGGCAGCAGAGTAAGCATTAACGCAGGGTGGCTCTTATAGAGCTGCCTTGCCTAGTGTTTTAAGTTCTAAAGATAAAGCGTATGAAACGATTTATATTATAGCTTGCGAAAGTGTTCAATGTAACAGTAGAGCGAGTTGTTACTAAAGAAGTTGTAACAGAATTAGAAACTAAAGTTGAATATTTAAAAAATAAAGATTATGTCTTACAATAGTGATAGTGGAATTATTAGTGCTCCTGTTAGCATTGATGATGTTAAACGAGCTCTTGGAGAGAGTAGCAATGACCTTGCTACTCTTTGTAAGAGTGAAAATATAAATATATGGAGTAAGTATAAACCTATTAGTTGTAAAGGTGACTTTAAAGAATATCCTATTAGAGAAGACTCTGAGGAAATAGTAACATCTTCATATAGTAACTTCACTTGTGTTGTTCGTTGTGGCATGAATATACCTATGGACACTTATTATAACTTACGTTATAATTATGGAGGAGAAGGTTTTGCAATTAAAGCTTGTAACAACCTTTATAAAGATAATGTATATGGTAATAATGGTTATATTAGTGATAACACAAGTACAATGGTATCAGGAAAACATTTTCCAAAAGGTGGTGCTAATTCTCCTTATAGATTAAGTGATTTTAGAAACTATAGTAGTAAAGCAATAAGTAATGTATTTCTGACTTCTATTCCTCAATTTCATACCGTTGAAATTTATTATTCTTCAACTCCTAAATTTAATTGTATTCTATATAAGAAAACAAATGCGGATTATAATACAAATGTTACTATGGATGATATAATACCTGATTTATATTTAGGTTGGTCTTTTTGGATTCAAATTCGTTATGATTCACCATATAATGTTAATGATAAGATTTATAAAAATTATTATGTCGGTAATTGCAAAAAACCAACAGATTTTGTATACGCTAGTAAAGAAATAACTTTTGATATAGGCAGTGGAGATAAGTTTATTGATATTGTGCCTTTTTTAGCATATACCCGTAATGCAACTTTATATGATAATACAAAAATAATTTTTATATCTCTTCCGGGTGCTATTACTTTTAAATATTATCCTAGACAAATTAATATGGAAAGTATTAAAAGTGGTTCTAGTGGTTTTGTTGATTTTTCATCGTTGAGAGAATTAGTTGGTGCTAGTTGTATTTGTAAAGCTAGAATATATAAACTTCCTGATGCTACAATTACAATTACTGATGGTATATTTAGAAGTGTTTGTGCTTATGGTAACAATAAGACAACATACGGAAGAGGTTATGTATCTAATAGCTCTGGTCAAATTACAGGTTCTGTAACTATTCCTGAAGGTGATAGAACAGATTATGTTGATATATATATAAGATTTGATAATGTTTATGAAGGAGGTTATTATGGACAAATGTGTCAATTATCTTTTGAAATTAATATAGATGGTGGATGGAAACAAGTTCCTCCAGGAGGTAGTTATATTATGCATTAAAAAGCAGATGTTCTTAATATAACAAATATGCTAGAAACGTATTTGTGGTTTACGTTCTCACCGAGAAAGCAGACACATTACGTCCTAGTGATTATCCAACGTGGGGAAGCTGTTTTTAAAATTCGTAAATTTTGCTCCTCCTGCATTGTTATTCGGAATTATTTTCTTAACTTTGCACTGTTAATAGGAAAGGTATTCTGCTATGGCAATCTGGCGAAGAATATTGTATAACATAAAAATAAAGAAACAATTATGAAAAAGATTAAGACAATTGAGGCAGTTGATGCCTACAGAACATTGAAGGCATTGAAGACATCATCAATGAGTGATGATGCCGCTATGCGAGTTTGGAAGAATATGAAGGCACTGCGCCAAGTAGCCGACACTTACGACAAGGATGTGAAGGAAGCGCAGGAGAGCCTGAAGGACGATAAGTTCGAGGAGATGCAGCACAAGCTTCAGGAGTGCCAGCAGTTGGAGCAGAAGCACGCCGATGAGGGCTACGAATACACCAAGGACGATTCAGCCAAGTTCGCTGAGGTCAATGAGTACTTCTTCAATCAGAAGCAGAAGACCGAGAAGTATTTCAAGGAACTTGCCGACAAGGAGGTAGAGGTAGCCATCGAGGCAGTTGACGAGAAGGAGCTGTTCAAGGCAGCGAAAGATTGCGGCTTGAAGTTCGCTGATATGGAGACCCTTGATGTTGTGATAGGATAATACCAGTGTAGATATAATAATAGCGTTAGAATTTGGCAAGAAAGCCGTTCTAACGCTATTTTTGTAGCCATCTACTTTCAGATTGTTACATTTTATAAAGTTTAACACAAAAATCAATCAAAAACCAATTACTTTTATTAGAAGATGCGTACCTTTGCGGCATCAATCTTTTAAATCAACTAAAATATAACAGCTTATGACTAAAGAGGAAGAAGATGAAGTCCATCGGTTAGTTCAATCAGTCGGTGTTGTACAGTTGTCAAGAGTAATGTTTAAGGACATGGACGTTAGCGAAATGATAAACGTCATTATCCTTGCAGGTAGAGGCTACAGCATAAAGCTACTCACTTGGTTTAAGTATTATTGTGAAGTGATGCCTCTGTTTATCATGCTTTTTCATATTGCATGCATGGTAACATTTGCGTCTCACGAAAAAGAAATGTGCGTATGGTTTAAGGAGAATTGGGTATCGGCAGCATTTATCTATTTTTCCGTTTACATCCATCCGCTTGTGCTTATACTTGCTAGCAGATTCTTTTGGCTCTGCTACAGATGGCGTATTCCGATGATAATCTACCTATTTGGGATAAATGCTATTCATATCGTATACTGGAATGTTTTTACCACCAACGAAATGGTGGAAGCTAATGTTGTAATACTTGTAATGACCATTATATTTTATGTATATGGTTTTGCCGATAAGTATTTCTCAGGCAAGGGCTGTCAAAGTTTAATCTCTAGATTATAATGATATGGGAAAGTTATTTGGTTATCACACCTTGGGAGTGTTATTAAAATCGTTATCGGATTCTTGTTTTCGAGCAGACGAGCAAGAGAAGAGAGGGGAGAAGGTAACTGCTTGCGGAATGAGTAGCGATGAGATAGAAGACCTTTGTGAGAACTATCTGCCGTATGCTCTCAATCCGATGCTATCTACCGAGGAAGTCAAGGAGAAGCTTCACGTTTCTGATGCTACCCTTAACAGGATGGTTGCAAGGGGCGACATTCCGAACGGTGAGTGCAAGAAGCGAGGGCACACCCGATATTGGAAGAAGTGGGATATACTGCACTTCATTAAGAGCAAGAGAGGTAAGTGATTGCCTCTCTTTTTTTTTGTTATTTATGATATTACCTCCTATCACCTTAAATCACTGATAATCAAGCAATAAAAGAAAGTGTGATAGAGTTATATTTGCTCTACCCTATTCTTTGTACCTTTGCATCCGTAATCGATTACATAGTGTTAGTTAATATTAAGGATAACTTAAAAAGATTGTATCATGGAAATGACAGATGCAAAGGTCGTAGAGAAGAAAATCTACGAAGAGGGAAAGAAGCACGATGATTATGCTTCTAAGGCAACAGGCAATGCTGGTCTTACCCTTGGTATCATCGGCACAGCACTCGGTGCTGGTGCTTGGTTGCTTGGCGGTAACAACCGCAGTGTGTTTGGTTCACTCGGTGGCAGCAATATGCCTGAGAACGTGAACATCAACGCCTATGGGGCTAACGCAAGTTCAAATCAGCCAACTGCCTTGCAGGTAATGGAGAAGGAATGCGATGATGAGGTAAAGTTGCTTACCTACATGTTCGGTATGAAGCTCGACACCGCTAACAAGTTCTACGCTATGCGAGAGACAGACATCGCTGAGAAGTTCTCTATGTATAAGGGTGCTAACGATGCTATCAACGCCGAGAACCGCCGTGCAATGCAGGCTGAGTTCGGTCTTTACAAGTCTCAGGTTGATGCTGATTTCGGCTTGTACAAGAATCAGAGAGACCAGTACGATGCGTTGCAAGCAAAGTATAGTGACCTCGACAAGAAGGTAGCCGTAATGGAAGCCCTCACTCCTTACAAGGAGAAACTTATGATGGCTTACGTTAACGAGAAGTGCTGCCGCAAGATTGATGGTCAGCTTGTGCTCCCATCTACACCAGTAGTTACTGGTTACGGCAGCTATGGCTGTAACTGCACTGCTCCTTCTACTCCCACTACAGGAGCGTAACAGAGCAGTAAGGAAGTCGGTTAGACGGACTAAGAAAAAATGAGTTGGTGAGGGGTGTTTGCCCTCGTTGGTGGATGCCCTCTCACCTCTCTATAATATATCACCAACTTAAAGATATTGATTATGATGAATTTCGGAAACAGCCCTTTGCTTGATATGGGCACAAGTCAGCAACAGCCGCAAATGATGGATGCTGAGCTACAGAAGATGTATGAGGCAATACAACAGAAGCGAGCATCCATCAACATGCAAGCACAGCAGTCTCAAACCCCACTCTGGGATGAAATTGACAAAATTGAGGACAATCTTACAGGGGCGCAAAGGCAGTATTTGATGCAGAATCAGGAATACGTCAATAGCTTGCAATATGTATCTAAGCTAGTGCAAGACGAGGAATTGCGCATCATACGCCCTCGTATCGAAAGCACTCAGCAAGGACAGGAGGCATTAAAGAAACATTTGTCTTTGATGCAACGACTGAGAAAAGAAGTAGCACAGGCGGAAGAGCAGAAAACCGCTATGCTTAACGACTATATGACAAATCATAGTGATAAAACGTGGCAAGAGTATCTCGCTATGGTTCAAGGGACAAAGAAGGGAGGAACTAAGAAATGAACGTAACAGAATTGAAAGAGAAACTGCTTACATCGCTTGATTTGTGGGCAGATGCTAGAATAGACGATATGGTTAAGGCTAACCAGATGCTCGCCATACCATCAGTGTACATGAAACGTGCGGCGCACAACATCATCGCCAAGCACAAGGATAGTTGGGGCAAGAGCATTGACAACGCTACCCTATTCATCGCCGATGAAGACGGCAACATAGATGCCAACACGATATTTGAAGATATGATGCAGATGCTAAAATCCGTGGAAGATTACAAATTCGATGTAGGTTTTATACACGGACATATCGACAAAGGAGTTGTGTCTATTGACCTGCCAGATGGAATTGCTACTGCTATCCTCTTTGGAAGCAAGCGAAGCATCAACTTCACAGAGGAGGACTTTGTAGAGTTGAAAGATTTGATAATAGGTTAAAAAATATACAAGATATGGAAACAAAAGACATTATGAGTAAGTTTGATGAGCTTTATGGGATTATGGCTTCGTCAACCAACGTAAAGTATATGCACGTATTCGGTAATACGATGCGTCGCATGATGAAGGATATGGCATCCAAGCACCCAGAGTTGGCACAAGAGTATCTTGATAAGCTTTGCGCTATCAAGTGGAAGAACTATCTTACGAAGAAGGAAGCTTCTGAGATTGTAAACGGTATGAATCCACCAGTAACCTGGGATATGCAGACATGGATCAATGCTATGACCGGTCTCGGACTTGCAACAGAGGAGAAACCTTATTACAACGATTACGCTTTGTACGTTGCGATGAATCAGGTTGTAAGCGACCACGGATGCACAATTGCTAAGATACTCGGCAAGGAAGATGTTAAGGACATTGATACAGAACATCTGGTTAAGTATGCCCACAGCCTTGCACTCGATTTGTTGAAAGACAAGGATGGTGTATACAACATCAGAGAGTATTTTCTGAAGTAACATCAAAAATATACGGTTATGAAAAAGGTATTCGAAGACATTATAGCTAGCAATGATATGCAGGCTATCAAGAACTGTGTTACGATCATGGCAGATTGTTGTGAAGTCGGAATGAATGACAGCGTAATGCTTGATGTGATGAAGCAGGTCCAGGGAGAGATTGGATCGTGTCATTATAACGAAGAGATGGCAGATATGCATCTTTGCCTCATCGGTCAGCTTCATACTAAAGATGTGGCCAAGGACTATTGGCATGAGGTCAAGAACGACAACATCAATCTCGAAGACTGGTGCGTTCTCTGGGGAGAAATGGTAAAGCGTAACGACGCAAAAATAAAGAAATGGTTCCCGAAGATCAACACGTACAACTACGAGCAAAAGATTTTCGATGAATGTATTTCCTTCCTGGAAAGTGGCAGACTTCCATATTACGACTTGAATGTCTAAAGTTTTTCGTTATTCTGAATGAAGTTTCGGTTTTTTTTGCTATCTTTGCAGAAAGAGACCGAAACTTTATTTTTATTAATTATTCAGGATAACAGATTATGACAAATTTATTAGATTCTTCACAGATTAGGCAGATAGTGGTTACAATTTCCTCTGCTATACTTGCCTTTGCAACGCCAACTGAAGGTTTCGTTCTGGCGCTAGTAATTGCTTTCGGCTTCAATATCTTTTGTGGTATGCGAGCTGATGGCGTTAGTGTTGTACGATGCAAAAACTTTTCGGCATCAAAGTTTGTAAACGCCATTCTTGAAATGTTGCTCTATCTTACCATTGACTATGTGATATATGGTATCATGATAGGCTGTAATGACGGAAATGAGGCTTTGTTTGTAATAAAGATGCTTACATACATTTTCTGCTATGTGTATCTATGCAACGCGTTCAAAAACCTCATCAAGGCATACCCTAAGAATGTAGCATTCAGAGTTATTTACTACATTTTGAGATTCGAGTTTGCAAAGGCATTGCCTAGTTATTGGAAACCGATTATTGACAGACTCAATAATGAGTTTGATAAAAAAGAGGAGGAAAACAAAAATGGCAAACAGTAAGATTTTAGAGCCGTTCATCCTAAAGTGGGAAGGTGGCTTCGTTAACGACAAGGATGATTTGGGAGGAGCTACTAATATGGGTGTGACTCTTGCTACGTACCGCTCAGTATTCGGCAGCAAGAAGACGGTTAACGATTTAAAGCGTATGACCCGTGTGCAATGGGGTGTAATCTTCAAGAAGTACTACTGGGATAAGTGGAATGCTGATGATATTAAAGACCAGAACGTAGCCAATATCCTCGTCGACTGGGTATGGGCTAGCGGAGCCTACGGTATCAAGATTCCTCAGAGAGTTCTTGGCGTTGATGTGGATGGTATTGTCGGGCCGAAGACTATCGCAGCTGTCAACGCAAGAGATGGCCGGGATCTGTTTGATACCATCAAGCAGGAACGGAAGGATTTTATTGAACGTATCTGTCAGACAAGACCACAGAACAAAAAGTTCAAGAATGGTTGGCTGAACAGAATTAATTCACTTGATTATGAAACTGATTGATAAAATAACAAGGGTTGTAATTGCCATTGCAGTAGCAATGCTGATTCTATCAATGTTCTGTAGATGTAAGGCGAAAGAACGTGTGATAGAAAAACAGACATACATCACAGATAAACGTAATGAGGCCAAGTGGGATTCACTCTTCAATGCAAGACTTGTCAAGGAGCTGGAATCATACAGAGCATCGCATAAAGAGTCTATGAAGTCAACTACGAAAGAGAAGACACATATCAAGGATAGTACAGCTTCGAAGTACGATGTGAACGGAAACAAAGTCGGCGAAGACAGATTCCACTACGAATATCACGAGATATCACAGGAAGATGTACAGATACTGAGAGATAGTATTTCTAGCCTTAAGGAATACAAGGATAGTGCTGCGATATATCATAGCAAGTGTGACTCCTTAATCTCAGTGATAAGTAAAATATCGAAAGATAAAGTATATGTCAAGAAACAGCTATCAAGGACTGACATGGCATTTTTAAATATAGGTAAGATAACTTCAGTTTGCCTTTTCACAGGCATTCTCGCATTTTTAGGTTGGATATACTGGAAATTAAAGTTACACAAACGTTCTTAGTTTTTTCTAATGTTTTTATTTGGTTATTAGTTGATACAAACAAAAAGGGGTGACCGCACGCGATGTGTAGCCACCCCTAAACAATATAGATAATGCACAGAAATTATTCTTCAGCTCCCTGGAGGAACTTGATACCATACTTCGTCTCGTAGTGTTTCTGCTGCTCTTCTGTCAACATTTTGGTTTCGCTGTCGTAGAACACGGTAAGCAGCTCTCCGTAATCTTTGTCGTAGAAGTAGTTGTATTTATTGCAGAGATAGTTCCTTGCACAGAGACATCTGCTCGGAATGGTCTTGAACTTGCGTCGTGTCTTCTGTTTTATTCCATTCGTTGCTCTGTACCTGTCAAGCCTCAGCGTCTTTTTTAGAGATTCAGAACGTTTAGCTATTATCTCCGGTCTTATTATTGCCTGAGCACATTTCAACCGAAGTCTTTCTTCCGTTTCCTGGGTATGAGTAACGCCAAGTGACTTTGCTATGCTTGTTACACATGACTTTGTTATTCCAAGCTCTTTGGAAATTTCAGAAGAAGAGTAATCCGGATACAGCTTACGAACAGATTCCCTGATCTTCTCTCTTTGCTCTTTTCTTTCGTCCTTGAACGAATCCCCATGCAGCCTATGTAGCCACCAGTAAACAGTCTGTACTGCGCAACCGAAGCTCTTGGCCATTGCGTAAGGAGATTCGTAAGGGTGTTCCTTTATATACGTTTTCTGTTCATCTGTTATATTCATGTATTACTTTTTATCAGAAGAGCCGTAGCCGTTATCGCCGCGCTCTGTTTTGTTTAATTTGTCCGTCTCGATAAGCATGATGTTGTCACTTTTTTCGAGGTGGAATTGCACGATTTTGTCACCAACCTTATATCTTGGCATATTTGGAAACAAGTGATAGAATACGGCAGAAATCTCTCCAGTATATGGGTCATCGACAGTGCCTTCACAGTTACTGAGACTCATACCAGTCTTCCATACGGAAGAACGAGGACGGAACGTAAAGCATCTTGAAATGTCAGCAGGCTTGTTTCGGTTTTCAATCTGTAGCGCAAATCCGAGACCGTATTTCCATACGTTAGGCGCAACCTCTTCTTCTGATACGGCATAGCAGTCATAGCAGAAATCATCATCGTGCGCCTTGGTTGGCATAATAGCGTTCTCGTTGGTCTTTTTGAATAACACAGGCACACCAACAACCTCGGTGAATCTGTCAATCTCAACACCATCAACGTTCACCTTTCCGTAGAACATATCGGCAGGGCGAGTCCAAGCCTTGCACTCTCCATAGAGAGCCTGATAAACAACTTCCTTCTGCTGAGTCTCACTATTAGTGACCTCAGCAACAAATCTGTAATAACCTCCTTTAAAATGTCTGTAAATCTTTTCCATTTTATATTTAAAGTTTAAAATTCATGTTCACTACACACTTGGTCGCAAGATGATTCGTGCTCGTTATTGCTGCACCATCCTACGCCGTAAACGTCTTCGCTGTCAAACCAATGACAGTTGCCGCAACATCTTTCTTCTTTCATACGTTATACTGTTTTAATCTTTCTGCATTACGCTGAATATCTCTTAGCTTGAACTGATGCTTCTTATTGAGCTTTACCAATACGTTAATAAGCTTACGAGCATTCCATCGTGTGGTCATTTTTTTCGCCTTAGAGATGCGGTGGTCTAAAACAAAGCCATGCCCCCAATCATGTATTTCTATTCTAGTTCTCCAATACAAGTTAGTACGAGGAATATCTGTTCTAGCTTGCGTCATTATCTTCTTTGCTAATCTAATCTTCATACGCTATAATTGCTTTAATTTATTGATTATTCTAAAGAAGCGTGGCATATTTTTGGAGTGCTCACTTATAAGATACTCTTTCGTCATCAAGTTGTATATCCATTGCAGAACATCTGCATCCGAGTGAAACTCATTAATATCTTGTTCGTCTAAAATTATTCGTTTCTCCATACACTATTTCTCCTTTCCGTAATACTTTTCTGATAAGCCATTGAATCGCTCATAGTTCGGCAGTTTTGGAGAGATTTCAAATTTCATAGTTGTAACATCATATCCTCTATCAGTCATTTCTTTGACAAACTCTTTGGTGAAGACCTTATCGAAGAGATAATGAGCATCTGTTTGGGTCATAAACCCTAGAGGATAATAAGCACCAATGCAGTTCTCTTTCTTATCCCAATATGCCGTTAGCTTATCTTTCTTTTTAAGTCTCATACCTCAGTTCGGGATAACGAGCTCTATCTAAATGCTTTATAATGTTTTTATATAAGGGACACAGAGGCTTGGCAACCATCTATATATCTTGGATGGTTGCTGAGACAAAATCCTCATGTAAAATATGCAATGTTAGAAAAGACTAAGCTGTTTCGTATCTTCGATAACGTATCCAGTAAGTGCCTTGGGCTTGTTGTCAAAGAAACAGTATGCCCCTAATGCAGAAATAATATTTATGATGAAATTCGCAACAGACCTGTGACGTGAATGTACTATCTGAGCCGTATTTTTCAACAGGTCATTAATCGTTTCAATGATGTATCTTTTGCGTAGCATCATCTTGTCATAGAACGGCATTAGTTTGTTCTTCATGTTCACTCTCAGGCCTGTTACCAACTGGATGCCTTCCTCAAAAAGCGAATCGAAGAGTTTTTGTGAGATATAGCCTTTATCTGCAAACAGCTTACCATACAGACGTTTAGCCAACACATCGAATACCGTTGGATCTTTGTCGCTAACGTTTGCACCAGTGAGAACAAAAGCAATTATCTCACCTCTATCATTACAAGCCAGATGTAGCTTGAACCCATGACACCATCCCATTGTTCCCTTTCCGTTTGTGGCAATGCCTTTGAACACTTTGTTGGCATAACGCCTGAGATTGTGGCATATTGGTATCATGGTTGAATCAACAAAGGTTATACCTGTACATCTGCCAAAAGCACGGAGATTCAGGAAGAACATGAGAGGGAAGAATACGCGACTTTCAAGTTCTACAAAACGGTTATAAGACACCGCATTTGGAAAATATGACTTCAAAGTTCCTCTAATAAAGAATAGGTAATAATGCTTGAAGTTTCGGAACGAGCCGAAATGGAAATACAGCAAAATCGTCATGATTTCACTATCAGATAAAGAGGCTTTACGTCGTCTGCGCTTTACTCCATCTTCACCCAAAAGCAATTTTCCTGCATTTTCAGCATCAAAAACTTTGTAAAATTCATCAATAATACAAAATAATTCTGTAACTTTGTCCTTGGTAATCTCCATAATGATATCTTTTTATGTTTGTAACTAATTGGATTTCAACTACAAAGATACAAAAAATATCGGAGATTACCAACTTTTTTAGGCACTATTTCTTATCCCGAACTGAGGTCAACTTTAAGCTCTTTCATATTACTTAATTAAAATATAAACACCTAATTCAATTCCTTTTATGGTACTCTCTAAAGTCCATGTTTCCGTAAAATGCTTACCATTGTAAGCGTGGCATTCTATATCTATTAGGTTACCATGTATAGACAGTACATCAAACTTCATTGGTTTTTGAAGTCCACTCCATTTTTGATAGAATTGGTCTCCTGCTTTCAAAACTATTTTCTCCATAATAAAACAAAGTTAATAGAATCAAGTTAACACTACTTCACTCTTTTAAATTGAACAGCCTTTCCGTCTTTTCTAGTGCTTGCGCTACAGTCAAAATCTCCGCAAACATTCTCATAGATATTGTTACATATCTCATCGAAAAAACAGCCATTACATTGTTCTTTCTCTGTCTTAACCACCTTCAAGACGATTTCTGAGCCTATAGGTAAATCTTCCATAAGCTATTGTTTTTTACGTTTTAATTCTTCCAAGTCGTGTTTCAAACGCTTATGAAAGCTATCTTCGCCATCATCGCCACTAAGTAACCAGTCAATGCGCTGTGCGTAAACCTCGGCTTTCTTTAGTAGAGCTATACCTTTCTTGAACTCCTTGATAGTTTCCTTAGAATACTCGCTACGATTAGGTATTGTATGATGATGCTTACGAACGTATTCTTTCTCGGAATCCTCTAACCAATGATCTTCAATATACCGATTTACGTCAAATTCATCATCAAGAGAATGTCCGTAGATTTCATCCTCTATTTCCGTGTATATGTCAGCAATTCTGTACTGAGCATAATCAAATGCGCCTCCACTCATACTATTCTGTTCTTTTTAGTTTAAGTTGTCTCATTTTTGCCTTTACTGCACCAACAGATCGTCCTAGAGCCTTTGCAAGTTCTTCATCAGACATCTTATCAAAGTTGCGTGACAGGAAGTTAACCTGGATGCCGTTCCAAGGGAGGAATGCGTTATTCTGGTGTTCTTCACCATGATAGTCAACGCCATTGAGCTTCAGTCCTTCGTCGGCAGCGTTGTCTATCCTTTCCGGATTGCATACCTTCATTGCAACCACCTGCAAAGCCCTGTAAATCTGACCGCCTTCCTTGAAGTATTCAGCATCCTTGTCCGGTATGAGGATCCTGGCAACCTCTCTCATCGAGGCATACATACCATACATAGACTGTATGAATTCTCCGCAAGGTCTTATGCTGCCGGAACTGATGCCGCGTTCACTCATAACGTCATCAAACTTCGTACACATATCGTGCAGCATGATTGACAGGTTGTAGGCTACGCATGCATACGCCTGAAGCTTGTGTTCCTTGATGTTGTTTTTCAGAAGAATATTGTCGGTCGTATAGAAGAGTCTCTGTATGTCAATCTTCAGGTCTTCCTCCATGCTGTCTGTAATATCAAGCCAGAGCTCGTACTGCGAAATCTCGGTAGTATACTTCTTGAATATACCTATAAGAGTCTCAGAACGGGAGAATGCCTCCTTTATGCGATACTTAAGCTCATGCTTAAACAGGTCCTTCCTCTCACTAAGATTGTCGTGTAAGTCTTTGATTGCCGTCTGTGTGATTGTAGCGAGAGAACCGATAATGAGGTAATAGAGCGAAGTGATATGGTCTACGGTTTCCCTGTCCGGCTCCTTGTAGTTGATGAAGAATGCACCTTTTGGTGTGAAATTATATGCCGACATTCCTACACCTCCTTCTTTACTGCCAATGCGCAGCTGATACAGAATAGCATCAGGAGCGAAAGGAAAATATGTTCAACCATGAAACAGATAAATCCGTAGCCTGCGATAATTGCTGCGATGATAAGCAGGATCATCACTATTGTATGTTTGTATCTCTTCATATTTACTTTGATTTAATGTTTCCGTATGCAGCCACATAGCTATCAAGCTGCTGCGTTGCGTGTACCAGCTTCTGATTGTAGCTATCTCGTTCCGCCCTTGCCTTAGAGATAAGAACGAAGCTAACAATGAATGATATTACTACCGTTATCACGATGAACAACCAGGGCAGCTTGTGAACTGCCTTGTTGATTGCTCTTCCCAGGTTTCTCACAATAACCCAGGAGTAAACTCCTATGAACACAATCGCCTGCTTGGTGGTTGTATTAGTAATTTCTGCGATTTTACCTTTGCTTTCTACCATAATCAACTAATTTAAAAGTATTGGTAATCTTCTGAAAATCTCATTGTCTGGAGTCTTAAACTCCTTATCCCACGTACGATACAGAACGTTAAGGTTCAGTTTCTTCGCGATTGGCTTAAATCTTTCCTCGAAGAATGGAACCTGTTCCTTAAACACATATAAGCGGTTACTAGGCAAGCGAGAAATATTGTTAAAGTATTCACGAGAGGTGCTGTGGTTGGCTATTTTTTCTAAAGCCAGCCAATCTTTCATGCTTTTTGGAGAAATGCTAAGACCATCAATATAAGAAAAGAGATGTGGCAAACAGAACATAAGAATTTGTCCGCTTGTATAAACGAATATGTTTTCGATGTTCGGGAAATTTTTCTTGACACTGCGGGCGAAATCATCAATGTCGATACTTGCCATGAATGGTTCTCCGCCCGTAATACACAAAGTGTGTATTGTTTTCAATTCCTTAACCGTAGCGACTGGAATTTTCTCAATATCGTACAGTTTATTGCAGCATAATTCACATTTGTAATTGCATTTGCTAAGAATCATCAAATGCATGATTTCTGGTTTCACTTTTCTTTCTGCCATAATTCTAAAATTTACTTGGTTCGGTTGCACCAGTTATCGGTAGATTGCCAATAACCGGCCATCCATATTTCTTTCTTTGTCGCATCAGGATGCTCACTGAGCCATTCCTCTGCCATTTTACTTACGTCTGCCATTTTTGCCTCGTTTTGATTCTTTTTCAAGTTTTTGTTTTAGCTTTTCAAGAGGGGATTCTTTCGGATCCACACCCTTTAAGCGACAATGTTCTTCGTAGGATATTGCTTTTCTTCTAGATTCCTCATCTTCTTTCTTTTGTTTCTCAGCTAACTTTTGAGAATCAATTTCGGCTCTCTTTTCGTAAAGCTTACACATGTATTTTTCGAGAGCAATAAAAAGTTTTTGAGGATTCACTGTCTTTCCTACATAGATTTCGCCATACTCACCCATAGAAAACTCGTAGAAGAATCTAGTAAGCTCACTAGGCGTAAGGTGATAGTATTCTTGTCTGATACGCTGTGCCATAGCCTTGAACTGGTAAGGAGTAGTTGCGTCGATAGCTCCAATAACCATAAACAAGTCGATGAGCATTATCTTAATCCAGAACTCGCTTGCGCCATCTTTGAAGTACTTATCAATACTAACAAACGACATACCGCCCCTAGCTACAGAATCATATACAGATGTAATTGCATCTGTTCGATTTTGCAGGGTAGGATATTTGTCCAGGAATAGCGCATATTTTCCGCCGTATTTTTCCACCGCTTGCTTGCATTCAGTCGGCAAGGATTGAACTAATTTTGTTGAAAGTTCGTTGCTGTTGTTCATAACTGTTTACACCATTGTTTTTAGGAGCGTACAACCCGGAATAGTTGTTTCCCATAGAATGCTCAACGATAACCTTTGCATATTCAGGATTTCCGCCCGACATCTTTAAAAGCTTCTTTTTAAGAGCCGCGAGTCCACGAGGTTGATATTTCTGCCGTTTCTCTTTCTTGTAAGAAAGCCACATATCGAGAGCTTCCTGGCAAGGGTAAATCTCCTCCTGTTGCACTTCTTCCTCAAAGTCTGATAAATCGTTGCCTAACGAGAACGCAGCACCCATACAAAAGATTTTCTGTTTCTCTGCGTCATTAGGAAACAACTCGCTAGACTTCTGACGTATATTAGTTGGTAACATCATAAGCTATTGTATGTAATTTTGTTGTCTTTCTATATCATGTTGAATATGAAGTAGTGCGATATATTCATCAGAATCAGGAAAATCAAATCCAGCTTCCTCTTTTGCCCACGATTTGAAATCAGAAATTGATTTGCTCATTTCGTCTTTCGTAAGGTCAGCAGAAGAACGGAGATACTTATAGCATTCTCCTGTGAATTTATCAATCCCTTCTCTGAGGAATATATCTTTGTTCACTACCAGCTTATAGAAATGCGTCTTAACTTCGTCTAGAGTGTAGCCGTATTGGAGACCGAATGCAGATAGGAGCAAATGAAGATAGGCATTCTGCTTCAAAGAACGTCCACGTTTTTCTTTCAGCTCTACCATCGCGCCTTTATTCTCCAACTCGGCTACTTTTTTCCTAAACGTTTCAAGTTCAAACACATTTTTCAGGTTGAACCACATAAGCGTTGAATGCTCGTTTGATTAATTCTACACTACTAGAAGGGAAGGTCATCAGAGTTCCCTCGTTGCTGTGCTTGCTGCTGTGCAGACTGCTGTTCAGGTGGAAACAGATTTTGCTGATTCGTCTGGTTTGCCACGCCAGCAGCATTAGCAGAACTTGCCATAGCTTGTTGTGCTGCTTGTTGTGACACCTTAGTAACATTCCAGGCACGAATCTGATTAAAATATCTGCCCTGATATTCATGTGCATCAATATCAAAGCTAACGTTAATAACCTCACCACTCTGAATGTTGAACTGAGCCAGACGGTCTGCTCCGAAAACATCAAAGGCCATCTTCTTAGGATATTGCTCTTGTGTTTCTATTACATAAGTCTGAGACTTCCACTCACCTCTTGCAGAGACGCCGCTTCTTTCAGGTAAAACGGCAATAACTTTTCCTTGAATTTCCATTATTTTTTATTTAAAGAATTTTGTAAAACCAAATCTGCCAACTCATCAAAGTAGGCTGCATCCTTGATAGCGGAGTCCTGTTCGCCTGTAACCTTTGATGCTATTGAGCCTTTCTGCATAATCAAGCTATAAAGATAGCCGTCGATGGTATTTGCACCCATGAGAATCCACGATGTAACCGCATTCTTCTGACCGTTACGATAGGCACGGCATTCACACTGCGACAAGTCTGCCATCGTCCATGGGAGCTCGACGAACACAACATTGGAAGAAGCTGTAAGCGTAAGGCCTACGCCTGCTGCTTTGATGGAGCAGATGATGATTCTCTTTTTCCTAGCCTGAAAAGAATCGATAGCCCACTGCTTCTGCTGCTGGCTATCGGAACCGGTTACGGTGCAAACCTCATCCGGGAACTCTTTCTTGATTGCACTAACGACATCACGATGCTCGGCAAATACGATTATCTGTTCTTCGGTATCATGAAGGAACTCTATCGTCGCCTTCATCTTTCCTCGCCCGGATATCGAGCGAAGGTTCATAAACCTGACAAGAGCCTTCATTCTAAGCTTTTTCCTAGCCTCTTCCTCGGAGCAGCTCTTGTATTCGAGAAGGAACGTGAGCAGGTCTTTCTTACAGGTATCGTACTCTTCCTGCGTTTCCGGGTCGAGGGCGACACTGATGGTCGTTCTGGTCAGATCCGGCAAATCCTTGAGAACATCTTTCTTTTCTCTGCGGAAGTAGCACGTTTCGTGTATCTTCCGGTTAAGCTCTTCAAGATTCTCGTTCTCACCGTACCTGTTACAAAACTCGCCAAACCCTCCGAACTCGTCGTTCAGACGACCGAGGATAGCAAGCTGGCAGGCCAGGTCTGTTGCGTGATTTACAACGGGCGTACCTGTAAGCTCATAGATATACTCCTTACCCTGGCACAGTCCCATGATGATTTTAGACTGCCTTGTTGATGGATCCTTGACTCTTGCAGACTCGTCGATAATCACAGACTTGATAATCTTCAGTTCATCACGAAACAGGAAGTTTTTCAGCCGTAACGGTTTCGGACCGAGGCTTACGACGAAGTATTTTGCAAGCGACTCGTAATTGCATATCACTACATCATACAGGTTCATCTTAGTAAGATGGTATCCGTATGTCGCATTAACGGAATCGGTAAGAATGAGAGGCCGGAGGTTCGTAAACTTCTTTATCTCTCGTTCCCAATTAACCTTAAGTGCAGCAGGGCAAACAACAAGGCAAGGAGTTGCCTTTGCACGTTCAATGGCGACGATAGACTGAACCGTTTTACCGGTTCCCATGTCATCGCCATTGATACAGCGTTTCATAGCAAGCTCCATGCGCACACCTTCTTCTTGATAATCGTATAATTTCGGTTTATCTGACATAATAATAAATTATAATAAACACCACATGCGGAAAGCCCATTCAAGAGCCTTCTCCCTACCACGCAAATACAACTCGTCACCACGTTCAATCTTCTTATAGAATACTTTCTTCTTGGTCTTGGAGACCGCAAAGATAAAGTCCATGTTTCCGTATCTTGAGTCTATACTGTGCGTAAGGTCCATATACCATGCACGGCTTCTATCCCAGTCCACGAAATCAATCTGAGCTTCAAATTGCTCCTGTGACGTAGCTGCGGTGGTCTTCAAATCACCGCCGAACTCGCCGAGCCACCAGTCGAACTTGCAGCGTACCGGAAGCTCGAACTCGAAGCCCTGGTATTCCATCTTCATATGCGGATTGATGAATGTTTTCTGACCGACCGCATTCTTCAGGACGAAATCAAGGAACCTATCCTTCGTTGCCTGTTTCTTCAGAACAGCAAGCCGGTCTAGCCCCCATTTCCAATCCTTCTCCGTATATTTCTCGTCATCGACCGTCATGGCGTAATGATTGCACTTTTCTGGTTCGGTAACGAGAGCGTCAACGAGAGTTCCGAGATGGAAAGCCTTTCTCTTATCCTCTTCCTTTACGAAGTTGAGCTGCGGGTTCAGGGCAAATTTCAACGCAGTGAGGTCCGAATTGGAGACCTCACCACGAGAATAATAAGGGTCAAACGGTTGTTCCGCCATATTATTTAGCCGTTACCTCATCCTCATATTTAATATAAGGAGAAACGATATACTCTTCTTCGCTGTTTGCGTGTTTCTCGCAAGCCTTGCGCATGAATTCCAACTTAGAAGCAAGTTTGTCAGGAGCCATCTTGGAGCCTTCAATCGTCCACCACTGCTGGATGATGTCGAGCCAGGCATTCTTGTCGGTAACAACAAGGCGTTTTGTTACCTTGATTTTCTGCTTACCGGTTTCTCCAACGGAAGTCTGAGCGAAGAGTGACTGGGCCTGTGCGGTAGCGTGCTGGGCTGCATTTTCTGCATCACGCTTCTCCTGCTCAGCCGCAAGCTTTCTCTGCTGCTCTTCCTTAGCAGCCTCATCAGCCTTACGGATAGCCTCTTCCTTAGCCTTACGTTCAGCCTCAGCAGCGGCAGCTTCTGCTTCCTTACGTTTGCACTCTTCCTCAGCAGCCTTCAGCTCGGCTTCCTTTGTCTTGCGTTCAGCCTCGGCAGCTTTCCGCTCTGCCTCCTTGCGCTTGCGCTCCTCCTCGTCCTTGATACGCTGAATCTCCTCCTGCTTCTTGCGCTCTTCCTCAGCAGCCTTACGTGCTTCCTCCTCTTTGCGCTTACGCTCCTCTTCAGCCTTGCGAGCTTCCTCCTCTTTGCGCTTACGCTCCTCTTCTGCCTTCTTGATTTCAAGAAGTTCAGCAATCTTAGAATCAAACTTCATAAGAAGCTCATCACGTGTAGCATTTACGGTCTGCTTATAAGATGCAAGCAACGATGCGGAAATCTCCTTGTATGCGCCGTTCATAATATCCTTTGCATCATTTTCCTCAATTTCGGAAGAGTATGAAGGCTTGTTATTAACGAACAGATGTCCGAGGTCAAGAACATCAGAACACTCTGTAATACGTTTCTTAACTTCATCCTTGTTGTCAAGGGTGAGAAGAGAGAACGTGTTATTAAGTGAGTTGATAGCAGCAGAAGAATGCTCTGTGAGGAGATTGTTCAAGATATCAATCGTATCAGTCTTCAGCTTAATCTTGGCCTCCTTGATGCGCTCCTGACGCAGGCGTTCCTGCTCAGCCTTACGCTGCTGTTCAAGCTTGTATGCCGCATACTCGTTGCGCTTCTCCTGGATCTTATAGACAACGGAATCCGTGTTCTTGACCGAGATAAGGTTCTCCATCATGGTGAAACCCTTGCGAACGATATCGAACACCTGGGTGACTCCCTTGCGATTCTCTGTCATTGACTTTTCGGTCAGCTTTGCTCTCTTTACGTATTCAGCAGCCTGCTCGTCGAGAGCATCGTTCATTCCGGAAGCCTCGATATCATTAAGCAGCGACTGGCCGGCCTGCACGCACGCTTCATACGATTTCTTGTTTGCCTGTACGGCTTTTTCGGTGTCAGACTTAAGCGTCGCAATCTGTCTTGTGATATTATTTGTCTGCTGCTGCACCAACTGTAATTCGGTAATTTCTGTCATGTATAACAATTTTAAAATGGTGAATCACTATCAACATTTACCTTGACACCTTTGTTTTCAGGTGCTGTATCTCCGGCGCCAAAGGCTTCCTGAGACGGTTTCTGCTGAGTCTGCATATCGATGTCGGCCTGCAAAAGAGCGCCAAGACCAACCTTCAGTTTAGGATAGCCCTTGAACGCATGCTTGCATGTCTTCGAGATAAGGAAGCCTGTGTCGATATCTTTGTAATACGTTCTACCATCGTTCCCGACATAGTTTCCGCCGTAAAGAGCGTTGGCTTTGTGGTCTTTACCTCCGAACTTCTCCGAATACGTACGGAGACGGTCGATACCTTCGCGGTCAAGAACGAAGTAATCGTAGGCATTGTTCGGAAGAATAATCTTCACGTAACAAGCAACGATGTATGAATTTTCAGGTCGAGGATAAGTCTTTGCGTAATCAACGTACTTATGACCGTCTCGTTCACCGAAACGAAAATCGTCACAATTGTAAACTACTACAGGATTGTCACA